TAAGTATGAATTGTCTATAACACCACCAAAGGAGGCTAACTAGATGAACCAATTAGTTTACAGAGATTTATTCCGACTAATAGCCTTTATTGCTTGTGTGTATGGATGCGTACAATGTGATAAACACTATTACGAATATAAAGTGGAAATTAAAACATTGGAGGGGGAATAGAATGGATAACTCTGATTTAAACTTTATAGATATACTGTGCAATGCTTGTGGAAAATACTACAGAGTAGCGAGGTTTAAGCCATTCAATTCCAACACTTGCCCTAAATGTGTTACTGGGATACTTAACAATCTAAGGGAGAGATGATAAATGCAAAGATATAACGGTTTTTATGATAAATCTGAACATGGGGTGTTTTATTTGGTATCAGACGTTGAAGCTCTACAAGCAGAGAACAAAGCCTTGAAGGAAGTTGCAAACGATGCTGTTAGGGATAATACAAGGGTATATGAAGAGAACAAAGCCTTGAAGGAGAATCTGTACAGTTGTTTGAGATGGTTTAAGATGAGGGGAATTTATAAAGCATGGGTACTGAAAAACGATAAAGGTTTAGAAATATTAAAACCAATAAAACTCCTACTCGACCTACAAACACCAACCGAACCAAAGGATATACGATGAAATCAGTAGACTATTACTACAATTTATTAGGCGAAGCTAAAGGAAAAATAGCACACCTACAAGCAGAGAACAAAGCCTTGAAGTTGAAATTAGAAACGAGAAATTGTGTAATAAACTCGTTATCAAAGAAGATTAACAACCTCCTACAACCACCAACCGAACCAAAGGATAACTAACCATGCCAGATATAACACTATGCCCAGGCACTGGATGCAGCATTAAGAACAAGTGCTATAGGTACACTGCTACCCCTAGTAAGTACTTACAGTCATACTTCACTAAGGCACCTATAGAAGGCACTGATTGTGATTATCTAATATCTCGCACTTAAGCAAGAGTTAGCACCTATAAGCACTAGTATCTCGTATAGAAGTACGAAATAATTTTATTTTTTTTCACACAGTAGTATCATGCTTAAAGAGAGTCAGCTCACCGCTGCAGGGGTTAAGAGAATAAGAAGCTGTTAATGGGGTCGAACCTCATCTAGCCTCTGTATACTACACAGTAACAAGCGCCTGGTATAGGCACAAGGAGTAGGTATGCACGACATAATGAACTATATAGAAAGTCAGTCAGACGCTAAAATAGCCAATGTAAACACCTATCTAAAGTGGATGAAGCAGCAGGATCTACACTTTTGGGACTATAATGAAGCACTGCTTGAGGAACTAGCATGGTTAGGGTACTGGTACGATATGGAAGAGAGGTTTAAGGATGAGTAAGTCGATAGTATTATGGGACAAGAATAAAGTAGTGTTTGACCTTGTAGAGACAAAACAGCCAGATAGAATTTTATTTTTATGTAACACAGAGTCTTATGTTAAAGCAGAGATGCTTGACAGGGAAATAGCCTTTATAGAGCGTGAAGGTAGCGTTGAAATGGTGTTTAAATTAGATGGTGTATTCCATACACTAGCAAAAACACAGTCAGGATTTAACACTGGTAAAGACACTGTGGAAGTTAAGTACGAACAGCCTAAATATACCTAAATCCCCACTCTCCATTAATCTTCACACAGAGCCTTATACAGGCTCTTTTTTTATACCCTAAGCTATGGACTAGGCACCTTAGTAAGCGCCTGTATGCCTCTCTCTGTGCGTCTCAGGGTAATCTAGTGCCATAGGGTAGGTCGTATTGGTATAGTGTAGTATTCAGGTGTGGATATACGAGTTGATAGCCCTATGACTGGATTTACCAGAATACCCCAGCCCCACCCCTTCATAATATATTTAAATTCTCTCATATATTCTTATATATGCTCTATATGGACTGTATTGTACATATATATATGAATAGAATATACAATTCCCTATATATATCTATAGAATATCCTAAAATACCCCTAAATAAGCCTGTTTTATACCATGTATTGAAATATGAGTCTAATAGGATGTATTCACACAAAACAATCAACTATCACACAACCATACACCACTACCTACTACACCCCCAATGTGGGAGATTAGGTACCACCACACACACACCACTCTCCACCACTACTATATACTACTACATACTACACTATATACTACCATATACTACTAGTACCCTATATACCTAATATACCACTACTCACAGTATACCCCTATATACAGTAATACACTATAATACACCCTATAATACACTATACCCTATATACTACTATACGCTATACTAGGCACCTAATAAGGCGCTATAGTAGGCACTGTATAAGGCACCTAATAAAACGTATAATTAGGCACTTTAAAATAAATATAAAATAAGTGATAAAATCATTTGACAAATTACAATTATGGCACTAAGTTAGTGGGGTAGGTGAGTTACTTACTAACAAGGATTTATTATGACTGACTTCGAATTATTCTTAAACAACGTTGAATTACAAAAAGAAATAGACAACGACAGTGAATTAAGATCTTTGTGTACTTTTGCAGGCGATAACTTATACAGTATTAGTACCAACGAATCCGAATTATTACCTTCTATTGAAGAAGTAAGCAGTTGCTTTTTTAACTCAATGGAAGGCTGTTCTTTAGACCTAGTATCTAATGAGACTAAAATAAAAATGAGCTTATTAATTGAAAAACATTTAGGCGAAAAAATAATCTAAATAACACTTAACGGGATAACCAACAATGAAAACACTACTACTACTCACAACCCTAATACTAGCCAATTGCACTACTAACCCCACAGAAGCCCCTAACACCCAATTAGAGACTCTAGAGAGTGCAATAGACTTTCAATCCATGGATAGTACACATACAATAACGATAGCACCTAACACTTTCTCTTATTGGTTCACTGTCTCAATCTTTGACTTTAAAGGTGGTGGCTACTCCAATAAAAACACCTCTTCCCATAATATTCAACATTGCTTCACACAAACCAAAACCACAGTACAAATAGATAAAAAATGTATTGAATACCGTTTTACAGACTATGCAGATATATTAGCCATACACTTTTACAGTGATTTTGAACTATAACCCCAAACCATTAAAAAGGATTAAACACTATGAACAACACATACACACAAACCCAATTTAAAGCATTTAAAGCCTATGAGATTAAATTACTAGCACTTAAATTAGAGTGTTTCAATCTAGGTTTTGATCTAACTATTAAGAATAATGGATACTTTGAGATATATACTTATAATGCAGTCACTCCTTTGGTCACAGTAGAACGCTTTGATCAAGTACAAGCCTATATACTAGCAAATAGCACTATTAATTATAATTATAAATTAAATGATTTATTTACTCAAAACGATTAGGAATATATTAACTTAGACCGTATATTAATTAAATCACTCAACAAGGATACTTATTATGCTAACAGTCAACGGCAAATCTTACACTATCACTTTGAAATTAATGCAGAAGTATCCTAACTTAAACGACCTAGAACAGTACTTTATAAACAAAGCAAAAGGAGCTAAATAACATGAAACAAGATATACTCGATTCAATCAAACACAAAAAACTAGACCTTTCTGATTATTCAGACGAGCATGAACTATATGAAGCTATAGACTATGACGGTTCAATGAACTCTATTATAGACTCTGAAATGGATATCTACTATTATGATATTAGAAAGTGGGCAGTAGATAATTGGGAATATGTTGAGCAAGCGATAGAAGAAGGTTTGTGTGAAGGTGTCAGTGATTATCATAAATTAATCCAATCTGGCCAATGGGTTTATTATTCTGAACAAGCTAGGGAAGCCGTAGAAGAAATCTGGTCTGATTATGAAGAACTAGAAGAAGCCATGGAAAAAAAACTAAAAGATGAAAACTTAGGGGTTAAATAATGATAAAAGCACTCCAAACCCAAATAACCCTAACACCTAATGAGAAAGCAAAAGAAATAATATTCACTCACTTAGATAAAGTACTTGATGAAATAAAATTCCATAATATTGTTACACCTTTTACCCAAAATGAGTTACATTTAGTCAAAGAACAAATTACAAAGAGAGTATCTACTATTAATGAGAAATTAGGTCGTTACTCTATCACATTAAATTCAAAATTAGGAGATTTTTAAACATGATCAAAACAAATGCAAATTACTGGGATTGCGAGTGTTCGAGAAATTATATTCACAAAAAAACAAAATCCTATAAAAGCTGTGATTTCTGTGGAGCTTGGGAAGGAGAACAGCCAGATAGTAGATCAAGCGAAGTAGAAAATTTAATTAGAGAGACTAAATAATATGACTTACACACAAGAAAAACAACTAGAAGCAAACGCTCAAGCACCTTGCAACTGTGACCAATCCATTGAGTTACAAAACAAACTTGATAAAATCACATTATTAGTGCAACAAGCTGAAATCTTTGGAACCAATATATCACCTAAATGGCTTAACTTAATATTAGAGGTAAATTAAAATGCATGAATTAACATTAGAAACATACTTAAAAGACTTAGGATTTTATAACACTAGCTATGGGAACGATCTAAACCCTTCTATTGGTATTATATCAGATCGTAACGATGAAAATAGAATCCAACTTTTTATTGCTGAGGATGATCCAATAGATAGGGATTTTGAGAGTATGATGAAGTATTGCTTAGTCGCTTATTCAAGCGATAGTGAACCCACTACTATCATAGAATCAGAAATGGCTCTTGATATTTGGAACACTTGTAAAAAGCTAGAACTAGGGATATATAAACTTTAAAGGGAATTGAATATTATGAACAAACAATTAAATGATTTAGCAAATAAAATACATGAACTAGGCAGAAAAACGGAAGGATGGAGGAAACACCAACTACATAAGGCTGGAGATATTATAAAACAGGCTATTATCGAAATAAATAAGGAAGAACTTTGTTGTTCTAGATGTTTAAAGGGAGTTAATGAGCCTAAGCCTAGCACAGAAACAAAAAACCCGTCTAAAGCACAGATTTATTGGGAAAACAATTGCTATATTTGTTTAGAGTGTATAAATATAAATAATAATAAAAGCATTGAATACTTAATACAGTAAAACAAACCCTTTAAACTACTCTTTAGCCCTATTAACTTAGGGTTTTTTTGTGCCCTAAAGTGTAGCTTCCCACAGACACTCCTTAGAGCTTATTTAAGAGCCTTTAGCCTATACCCTATGCTCTGGCAGCATATACCCCCAAACCCCCTACAATGGCTTAATATCACCTAATAACTAATATCACTTATTTAAAATAGTTATGGCAATCAATCTATTTCTATGGTATAGTATCCTCATGATAAGGACGTTTAAAGCACTCTACCAGATAAACCTATATAATACGTCTATTATATTGAATGGCTTTAATACCCCTCTCTGTGCGTTTGAGAGCATTAGTATAATATCGGATATCCCAATATGATATTGAGAATCATTCTCAGTAGAGATTGCGATTCAGTCTCAATATCTCTGTTGACCACTTTACCAGGAGCATAAACCATGTCTAATAGAAAGCTTTTCCCTAGATTTTTGGCCACTTTTTGTAAATACCTTCCTACACGTATACGTACGTACCTAGGCGTATCACACACAGGGCGTAAGTACCCGTACTGGGTAGAACCTACGTGTGTGTTCATTAGCGAGGGGCAAATGGGACACGTAAGCTATATATGCAATACCATTACCATATGCAAAGATGGGTATACTCACCGTTGGTCCTACCCTCAGATGTCAGGTAGAGAGTTTGTGGCTAATAGCGAGCGGTTCTTTGGCTGCAAGTACGAGGGTTAGCTTAAATAGGTTATATAAGCGTTTATAGAGACTTTCACCGTTTATAGTAGTCAGAGCACCCTAAATGAGATAATGGCTGTATTGGGCTGTGTGTGCGTATGAGAGGGTTTTAGGTTTTTGAAACGTATGCGATTCACTCGTAGTCTTCAAACATATGCCAGTTTTGTGTAGGGTATGCCCAAATGCGTAGTCCTAAGAAAATTTGTGTAGTGGCAATTAAATATAACATTCTCTTGACATTCTATTCATACTGTAGTACTATGTAAATAGAACAAGGAGATAACACATGAAACCAACCACATTCAGAGAACTAGTACAAGCCTACCTCAGTAGCCCATCAGTGATTACTCTATCACCTGCTTCAATAACCAAGTACACTAGACTATCACACACACTGTTAGAAATGATGAACCCTGTTCTAACATACACCTCTGACCCTGTAACTGCTACCACTGTATCACACGCCTGGTATGCTAAGATGAAAGTAGAGGGAGCAAGTAACGCTAAAGTTAACGGTCTTAAAGAGCATATCAAAAGACTATACTCTTGGGGTACTAGGAGTTTTGGTGTAGCTTATGACTCTAATCCTGCACTCTACATGCCTAAGCTGAGACATGAAGCAGCAGAGTCCAACCCCTTTACACTTGATGATACACTAGCTATTAAAGACTATATGAACAGCAAGTACTGTAAACTTATAGAGTCTGAAGTGCTCATGTGTAATATAATGCTATTCTTATTCGCTACTGGCATGAGACCTCAAGAAATGATGGACCTTAAAGTATCTGATATAGTAATGGATGACAATGGTAAGGATAGATTGATTGCTATTAAAGGTTCTAAAGCAAGAGAAGCTGGTAAGGTATCACGCTACTTGTTCGTTACTGATGAGATAGCACACTATATTAACTTCGCTATGCAACACAGAGCAAGTCGAACTGCTGTAGTCTCTGATACACTATGGGTTACTGCTAGAGGGAATAAACTCCATCCTACATCATCTCACGAACTGTTTAAGAGAACACTTAAGAAGATTGGACTACCTGATAAACAGCAGTATGACCTACGTAGAGGGTGTGCTACTAATATTATACATGACCCTAGGTACGGAGTAACTGTAGCTCAGAAGCAATTAGGGCATAAGGATATTAAGACAACTATGATTTACGAACAACTAGGTAAGAAGGAAGCAGCTAGATTATTTAAAGGACATTGAACAATAAACAAGGGGAAGATAGATGGAGTTAAAGGATTTATACGCTAAGTGGTATATGGTTTTGTTAGCCAGAATGTTTGGCAAGAAGCATATTGGTATGGATGTTACAAACACAAAAACCTATACTACAACAGGCTACAATTTTAAAGGAACGTTTTATATCACAGAATGTACAATAACCACAACAAAGGAGTAAGCAGATGCTAAAGAGAGCAGCAGCTAGATTATTTAAAGGACATTGAACAATAAACAAGGAGAAGGTTATGGAACTTGAAGAAAACGACAATTATGGGCAGGTTATATTTCATGGAGGGTGTCATGGGTGTACTCAGCAATTGTTTGAAGGTGTAGACTTCTGTAGAGGGTGTCAGTACTTTGATGCTGATTGGAGTCTACCTAGTCTAAACAACGAAGAACCAAGCAGTGCTGACCTGATTAGAATAGAAATAAAAAGAAAACATGGACTTAAATAAACCACAACAAAGGAGTAAGCAGATGTTAAAGAGAACAACACCTAGTCTAGATGACGTACTCATAGAGTATGACTTGGAGACTATTGAACAAGACCTAGGCACAGCTATATATAGCTTTACACTTACTAGTGTAGTATTATATGGTGTAGACCTTACACATAAGTTCCATGACTGGAGTATGAGTGAGGATGAGTTCTGGGAGCATGTGTATGGTACACTTAACGAGTTAATGGAGAAGTTAGTATGAAAACAGAAGCAAAGATAATGACAGGCATAGCACTAATAGGGCTTATGGCACTTATGGGTAGTCTTGGTATACTAGGCTATATGTATGGTATGTCAGAAGGGCAGTTAGAGGCTATGAATGAATGGAGAGATAGGGTATATGAACAGGTAGATGTGCCTGAGTATGCGCCTGTAGACACTAGTGATAACGGATATGGAGGTTAAATGAGATACCGCAAAGGATATAAAATACAATTAGCAGAGGATGAACTGTGTGTTTTACCAAATGAATTTAGAGGCTTTAGAATAGAAACTGATTTTATAACTTTAATAGACTGTGTTTTAACAGGTCTAAAAGGCTATGCAAGTGATCTTGCTTCTGGACCTACTATAGACACTGAAAACACTCAAGTCCCATCCGTTCGGCATGATATACTGTACGAGCTTTTAAGGCTTGGCCTTTTGCCACAAGACCTTCGGGTTCTGATAGATGGATTGTTTGTTATATGGCTGGATGAGAGAGGGATGTCAAAGTTTCGTCAATGGTACTTTGCTAAAGGCTTAAAATGGGCTAAAGGTAAGCATGCTCACCCTAAGAACAAAAAGAAAATATACACGGTTAAATAAGGAGTATAATATGAGTAAGTTCAAACCAACTAAGATAATTATCCATTGCTCTGATAGTAATTGGGGGAGTGCTAAAGTCATAGATGAATGGCATAGGGACAGGGGTTTTGATGAAATAGGTTATCATTATGTGATACTTAATGACTCTAGGTACTATAATTTAAACGAGTCTAGTGCTGATGGTATTGTAGAGCCTGGAAGGTCTATTGATATACAAGGAGCACACTGTCTAGGTCGAAACCACGACTCTATAGGCATATGTCTCATAGGGGTAGATGAGTTCACCCCTGCTCAGTATAAGTCCCTCAAGGAGCTGTGTGAGCGTCTCATGGAAGAGTATGGTATTAGTAGTGATGATATCTATGGGCACAATGAGTTCAGTACTAAGACCTGTCCTAACTTCAGTGTAGATGACTTCGTAGAGGAGTATATTACTAATCCTTCTGATACAGAAAGTAATCCAGTTAGAGACTCTTACAAGGAGCTAGGTAACGCAGTTACCGATGAAGAAGCGCTTGATGCTTTATATGCTCTTAGGAGGTTCTTTAAGCAATAACTTATACATAAGTAGATACAAAAAGAGGGAGGTTATTAAGCCTCCCTTCTCTATGCCCTAATATGTAGGTTATATGAACTAGTATTTAGTCTACAACTCCATAGGTATGAAATGAGGTTGCACTCCTTCAATTACTACACCACAGCCTAGTATAGGTCTTACTGAGAAGTTCTTGTTATAGGCAAAGGCATAGGATGCTATATCAATACCACAACCACTGTTCAACCCAAACAGACGACTAGAGGTGCTAGCAAAGAACTGTACACCAGCATATGAATGAGCATGGCCTTGTGCTATACTCTTCTGCTCTAGTATACAAGTGTTAAGTGCAGCGTTCTTACCATACCCTTTACCGTGTATATAGCTTACTCCATCTATAGTCTTCTCTAGCACCCAATCCCATCCAGGAGTCTCATACACCTCTGCTAGTGACCGTAGCATAGACTTAGGTATACCAAACGTGATAGCCTTACGCATAGGTAACGCATCATGATTGCCAATAGTAACTACCGCTTTAGGAAATGCCTTCACCCATGGCTTAATCATTCTCTGGGCCTCTCTAAGCTCGTTCCCAGCACTTAAACCATCAGGGTCACTCTCATGGTAGGACATAGCATGGTGGTCAATTATATCACCTGCAAACACTACCTTATTGCACTTGTATTGCTTGTACACCTTCTTACAGAACTTCAAGTAATCCTTATGTGTGAAGGGTAAATGCAAATCCCCTATGTGTAATATTCTACTCATTTGATTCTCCTTTGTTAAACGGATCATAGATACACTTTAAGTCACCTTCTCCCATATAGGTACACAAAGCGTTCGCCAATAGTCGGAAGTCATTGTAAACGTGAATTTCATCAGCAAGAACAGGGGTTGTTGTCATTATCCACCCGTTCTTTACCTTTTCTATCTCCACTGATTGTTCTCTACTCATACTATCTCCTCGTTAATGATTATTGTTGCACTCTTCCATACTCTTAGTATACTATGTGACTCTTTAAACACTATGAAAGCTTCGTTATTTACTATCACTATATTAGTATCACCTAGTCCCATTAGCTTGCGTGAATCATCTATATAGGTGCCTTCAGGCATGTATATCTTGTCCATTAGTTGTCTCCTAGTATTTCGTCAATCTCATCCACAGAGTCAGGTATAGTGTCAAAGAAAACAGCTTCTTTTTTAAACTCTTTCCACAGTTTCTTTAGCTTGTTAATCTCTTTGTAACTAACCCATTCTCCATCAGGATACTCGTCCATATCGGGAGAGCCACCTGTGAAATCCATTCCTACATCATATCTTTTCATCATACACCTCCTGCCAGAAGTGCAGTATAGCAAGAGCATCTGCCTGATCATGTCCACCACACTGAGGGTACTGTTCCCTAGCAGTAGCAAGCATAAGCTCCTTATCAGCCCTACCAGTACCAGTCCAGAACTTCTTAATACTAGTAGGTGGTACATTGGTGCATACTACTCCCTTATCCTGGTACTTACCCTCTAGCACCTGTACTACAGTAGCAAAACCATGAGCTACTCGTACTGTGTTATAGAAGTTACACAAGGGTCTCTCGTATACTAAGGTAATAGGTTCTTGGAATATGATCAACTGTGCCTGTATAAGATCATCTAACCACTCATAGAAGTCATAGAAGGACTTACCAGTACACTTCCCTGCTCCTTTACCTAATCTAAAGTCTAAGCTCCCAGAGTCATCTGCTGGCCCTGTTGTAGCGCCTACAGCAAAGCCTGTAGTGGAAGCTAGGTCTAATGCAATTATTCTCATTCAAACTCCCCTGTCTTATCTACATTAGTATTCATATACTCTATCATAGCCTGTGCTAAACCTACTGTCTCAAGTATCTGTATAATGACATCATCATGCGCATCACCCTCTAGTAAGTACTTCATGTCTATTACAGTGTCTAATAACTGTCCTGCTTCCACTATGGTCATAATAGTAGTTACTGGTACGTCTTCTGGTTTAATACTCTTCATTCTCTTCTCCCCATACTATGTTTCTTAAGTGATTAAGTTCTATCATACGTGAAGTGTGAACCTCTAATAACTCCGTATGCTTTTGTTGTAACTTCATACCTACTTCGATAAGTATCTCCATCTCATCTAGTAGTGCCTTCATAAAGCTAGTTACTCCTTCTGGTGTATCTAAGTCTGGTATCTCTAACAAGGCTCCTCCTCTACAAGTAAGTCGTTATCATTACAGTGGCAGTAGTCTACACGGTTGCCACATTCACCGCATCTGGTGTAAATTATCATTCCTTTTTCTGGTGCTTCTTCCATTATTCTACTCCTGATTGTATTGTGGTTGTTTAAACTTAGGTACTTCATCCCTATTGAGAAACTTGAAGTCATTCAGTCTCATATAAGGCTTGTCTATATCTACTTCAAAGTAAGGGTTCTCATCGAACTTCTCACTGTTAAATGTTCTACTCTTAAGGAACTTACCATACTGCTTGCCTTCATGCTTCCAAAAACCTAGCATAAAGTCAGCACTGTCTTCTATAGACGAGCTATCCTTACCAGCGTCTCTAGAAATCTCAATATTGCCTCCGTCACCTTCAAACTTACGCCTACCCTGTACAAGGCAGATTGTAGGGCAATTCGCAGCTTTAGCAACTCTAGTTTTGAGTTCCGTGATAGTTTGAGATGTACGCTCAGTATTATTGGCACAGCCCCTAAACAAACTAAGATAATCAAAAGCAATAGCACCTATTTCCCCCTTTTCTTCAATGAACCAATCAATTAGACCAATTATCATATCTATGCTCAATGAGCTAAGACCAATAACCTCTACGTTTTTAAACTTCTCTCTGTACTTCTCAAAGGCATAACCTTTCTTTATTTGCTCTATTAACTCCACTTGGTTAAGGCTCTCTGCATTTTGCATGTGTCTCATGTTAAGTCTATCAGGCGACATTTCCATAGAGAAGTATATAACTTTCTTATTAGACTGTTCACCCATACGCTGTAAGAAGCTAGAAGCAATACAAGTCTTGAAGTTACCAGGTCTAGCTATGATGAATATAGTATCCTGTTTCCAAAAACCCATAGTGTACGCATCTATCTCCTTATACCCTGTCTTAACTATAGTGTCCTTTAGATTAGTAATAGCCTTCTTAACACTGCGTAATGACCTCTCAGCATTGAAGAACTGTGATTTATAATTACTCTCATCCACTAACTCATTCATACCCTTAGTGTAGGCACTCAGTACAGCCTTTTTAAGCTCTGTCTGGTTCAACGGTTGTTCTAGTTGTCTATTCCACCCTTCCATAATCATAAGGGCTTCAGTCTCTCCTATGGACCTCCTAGCGAGCTTCCTAGAGGTCTTATAGCAAGCATCATTCCTACCACCCTCTTTAGGGAAGGTGAATATACTACTACCCTTAACGTCCTCTGTAGGGAGTATAGTGCGATTAATCTTAGTAGCATCAGTGATACGGCTATACACAGCACTTAGTGTGTCATTCATTACGTAATCATCTGGTTCTGGGAAAGGGTCTTCTATAGGCGCCTTAGCAAGCTCCTGCATAGCCTCTAAGCTAATGGTAGGGTCTTCTAGTGGTATCTTATATAATCCACTCTTGCCATGCTTAGAACCCTTTATACGGAGTATACGTGACACGTTGTATATACTAGTGTCAATCTTAACCTTACACTTGTCTGCTATACCATTAGCCATTTGCTTAAGTATATCTGCATCATCTGTAGGTTGGAAACCGAACTGAGAGGTGGGTATTAATATATGAAAGCCTTTGGAACCACTAAACCATGCTTCATATCCCACCTCTCTGAACTCCAAGTACTCTAACACCTTCCCCAAGGAAGTCACAGCACCTTGTAAATCTTTATCATCTATATCTAGCACTAAGTAATCAGCATAGAACTTAATACCCTGCTTGAGTCCTGCTAGAGACTTATACTCTAGTATATCATCATTGAACCTGTATACTGACTTGTATCGTTCACCATCATAGTCCTGGGGTATTGTGGACTCCTCTAAGATAAGAGGTATGGAGTTAAGCTTCTTCTTGTATCCTACGTACTTGTATTCTGAAAATTCCATGTGGTTCCTTTAGTGGGGTGTGATAAGTGGTGGGATGGTGAGGGACTCGAACCCTCATGCCTTTGTCTAAAACTATAAGTGAACACTCTGTGTACTTTAGAGCTGTTTTAACCTTCGCCCAAAGTTCTCTACCTACTGAGTCATCCATCCCGTTCTCTATTCTAGAATTTAGAATAACTCCTGTAACTCTGCTAGACCAGTCTTCTTACTCTTTGCTGGGCCACCTGAGTATGTAGGGTTATTAATCCACTTAATCTTATGGAAGTTTGAATCTACGTCTTCTTCAAGTACTAGAATCATATGGTCTGATACAGCCTTAAGCTTACCACTCATATCCTCAATACTCTCACAATCCGTCATATCGAATCCCCATGCCTTCTTGAAGCTTGCTTTGCTCACTTCAAATGCTGACATCTTGGCACCTTCTCTTTTCTCTTTACGAGTCCAGTAAGTGTATGATGCTAGGTCTTGACTTTCTTCTGGGATTTCTTCCCAATCTTCACCAACGAGTTGATGGGTTAATTTGAATAGTACCTGTAGATAGGGACTAGGTGCTCCTGATTTAGAAGGTTCAGGATATAAAACCTTTGCTTTAAACTTTCCAGCCAACTGACTCATTACTTATGCTCCTTGGTTACTAAACCACTCTTCTTAGCTACTTCTACAACGGGTGTAGCTTTTAACCCTAACATCCATTCACCATCTATATCAAACTCTACTTGTGCAATATCAGATCCCTTAGCATCCCACTTAGGGTTGTTACGGAAGCTAATCATGCGAGTACCTTTATTAGCTACTTTAGACAGACCTTCTGTTACTACATTAACGTCTAACCATGCAAACCCTACATAATCAGCCCACTGCATTACACGGGACCGTATAGTCTTAGTAAGGCTTAGTGCTACTTTATCATAGTTATCACCATTAGGATTCTTCTCAGGCTTAATCTCGGAGTGACAGATGATAATAACGTCAATACCATGTTTCTCACCAATACGGTCTAAGATACTTAGAATACTGTTCACATGGATAGGTAGATTAGTCTTCTCACCTTTACTAAAGTCAGCATAGTTGTTAGCATCGCCTTTATAGTCCTGGGTGATAGAGTAGTCCTTAGCCATTGACTCTAGAATAGTCATAGTATCAATCACTAGCCCATTATACTCTAGCTTAGGTTCATCTAATACACTCTTAAGTGCAATCTTAAGTGAGTTATAGTCCCTAATGCCTTCTAGGACACTACAGTTATCTACTACTTCAGCAGGGATTCTCTTATCAAGATCAACCCATAGTGCATTATCACACCATTTAGCTGCAGCAGTGGACTTCCCAATATCAGGCTCCCCTCCTAGTACTACACGCTTATGTTTACGTGGTTCTGCTTTCTTTACTTTAATCATTATTCCTCTCCTTTGATGATTTTAACCTTATATCCTAGTTCGTCCTCTAACTGCTGCATAGTACGCTCAGTGTACTCTGGTTCTTGTAGTGCCTTTAAGCGGATGTATTCTGACTCTGATATTTCAGCAGCAATTGACATAGGAATATAATTCCCTTCACTGACAAACAGACCACTATAATCTGGCATAGAGTTTTTTCCTGTCCATTCGAACAAATGTCCTGCTTTCAATCCTTCATAAGGAAAATTAAACCCCCATATATCCACGCTATCATTAAAATCCTTTACTAGTACTCCGTATTTCATATTTACTCCTTGTTGTTATATTAATATATTACCACTACTTTTCACTAAAGTCAATACTAAATATGTGTATCTTCCTTTTTTACTTGTACGATATAATCAGTCTGCTCAATAGGACTCTGACGACCACAGAACGGCTTATAGACACACCCTCTGTACATATCACAGGTATTCTTGTTTCTTAACCACTCCATCTCTGGTCTATCCATATCCTTGCCTAATAGCTTAGATTCATGTATTTGAGTAGCTACCTTAACAAACTCAGTGAGAAAGTCCTCTTTCAAGTCCTCAGTGATGAATACGTGTTTACGCATAACCATCTCAGCAGACCTCGCCACAGGCACAGAGAGGCTGTTTAAGAGCTTTTCTCTATATTCCAGTGCATCTGTACCATGAGCGAATAACTTAGCGTCAACGGCCTTATTAGGCTTCCTAAAGACTTCATACGTAACTCTGCTCACAGGAGTACCTAATTGCAAGCCTAATGCCCAACAATACGCTACTATCTGAGTGTCAAACAAGAGCCTATTCCAGTACGCTGACTTAAGGTTAATAGGGTCCACTGTAGTCTTACGCTCATTAATACGTATTTCACCTTCCTTCTCAAACACTTTATCAATGAACCCTGTGAATATCAACTCAAAACGGTCATTAACCAGGTGGGATAAGTCAAGTGCAAGCTCATACTCTATACCAGATACACCATCTATTGTAGCGACTGGTTCTGGGCTGGACTTATACTTAAGTTCCCACTTACGTAATAGATAATTAGCTTCTGCTGCTTTGAACGGGTCTTCTATCATAGCGTCAATATTACGCTCTGCTTCATCTACACCGTGTAAGTCAGCTATGGACATTATCTCACCAAAGTTACTACCAAACGCTAACCAAGGCTTTGCGGTGGTATCTACCCACCCCTCCACCTTCTCTAGCCAGTATAACCTAGGGCATGATAAGTACTTGTTATAAGATGATACTGATAGTTTCATTATAGAACACCTATTTTAACAATCTCATGTTCTTCAAACAAGGTGTCAATAACCCAGTCATCGAACATGTTGTCAGAACACTTTACATTAACTATGCCTTTCAAAGACTCTTCTACAACACCTATCTGACCGTATAGTAAATTAGTGTCTTTAATACTACCTTGCTCAAGGCAAACTACCACATCATTTGCTCTAAATCTACTCATGTTCAACTCCCTTGCTAACTCTAAACAGTACATCTGCAGCATTAATACGCCAGAACTCACTACCTTGGTATCTCGCCTTAAACACTGCTGTAGGGTGCACTGCTATTACATCTCCTACTTTCTGGTGCAATGGCATCCACTTACCTGACTCAGGGATATAGTACCCTTCACCTACTCCTACTACTCTTACTGTGATGACTGTATCACCCTCTGTAATACTAGAGAACTCTGCGCCTGAAGCAGTCACAATACCTGACTTCTCTACTTTAGGTGCTGCGTCCTCTACCATTAATGCTGCATCAAATACTTCCATTATTTACTCCTTTGTTGTTTAGTTACATCCTGTGTTGTCTACTATTCTTTGACACGAAGAACTAACGCCTTCGTTCTTATATGATTCTGATGCTCTTACGCACTCTGCTGAGTTAGAGTAAGGTTCATGCTCCAAAACACCATCTACATTAGTGGTGACTATGTAAACAGACTCATACTCATTGCATACAGTAGGTTCCGTAGTGTTACTACATGCTGTTATAATTAGTGTAATTAGTATTAAGTATTTCATTTAATCTCCTTGGTTAAATATACTATAGCATAGAATTATATTATAATCAAGTACTTTAAAAAAAAAGACAAAAAAAAGACCCTTCCGAAGAAGAGTCCAATTTAGTTTGAGAAGATTGAGGTTAAATCTGAGTGCCGTGAGCAGCGCACCCCAAAGTAAAGACTTGTGTTTCACCTGATAAATCAGGTGTTATAAACCAAGCAACATCGTAATCACTAAAATCAGTATAATTAGAAGCGTCATGAGTAAAAGAGACTTTTTGGTTGTCAAAATTACCGTTACCAAAATCAGTTTGTATGACAGCAGTCCCATCAATTAAAATACCTCCCGTACCTGTTGCTACTCCAGCAGGCTTATAACTACTTAAATGAAGAGTTCCATGTAGGGTTGTGTTTCCTGGGTATTTTCTATAATGAGTAGTTCCATTCATGCCTGCACTAGGAGAGTTTCCAAATACTAGTTGAACGTTAAAAGCCTCCCTTCCTCCATGGTACAAAGCCCCTGTGTTATCAGCAATATTCTTACCCCATAAAGCTGTTATTTCCTCATCTGCTGCAGGTTTCATATTGTTAAAGCTAAATGCTGCGGTGTTATCTATATCTGTTGCCATTGTTTACTCCTACCACCACACAAAGTGAGTGCCAAATAAAGGTTCTTCTATATTATTTACTGTTCCATTACTGCTACCCAAAAGAGCATTACCCCATCCTGAGTTTGATGTGCCTGTTACCAAGCTTTCTAAGTCTGATCCATCTTCCCATTTAGCATATCCTCTCTGCCTATGAAGAGACTCACCATCAAGACACCTTAGAGACACTTTACGGCCCCCTGAGAAGTCTTTTGTGTATTCTATGATCTGTACTATCTTTGTGCCTGAGAAGGACGTAGGGTCCTCTATGGACACCAAACTGCCTAGTTCTCTGCCTGACTCTTCTAGGGATAAAGCTAGTTTAATCTCAGGGCTAGTGTTCTTATGTCTATTCAATAGTTTAGTCACAAAATCATCAGCCTGGTTATCATTCCTTACCCATTTAGAATCTAAAGCCAAGGTTCTATCGTTAAGCACTGACCAGCCATCCGTAGTACCAAACTTCTCTTTGTCAAACTTACCGTTTGCAAAGTTCCAAGAATACTTTAAAGACACCCTATTGTAGAAGTCGTTAATATCATTATTGTATGATGAGCTTATAACCTTATTAGTGCCGATTATGTCAATAGTCTGTCTAAAGTCAATAGGACCATATACGGCCATTTCAAACTCATTACTAGTGTTAACGAAGAATATGGATGAAGTCATCTCAAGGGCATCTGTTACTTGCTGGTCTACAGTAGTCTCAGGGTCTATAATCTGGTCATATACTTGGAAGGCTGAAATTTTCTGACTCACTCCAAAGGTATTACCCATATCAGTGTCTTCATCTAAGAAGTCTGACACCATCTTACCAAACAAGCAATGTCTTACAACTGCTGTAGGGTCTCCTACCATGTGGATTAACTGGGATTCTGCTATCTTATTACCATCTCCAGTAGGAAACGCTTCTCCAAACCCAGCTCTAATTTTCCCAATAGGATAAGTGCCTGTTTCTGTAGCTGGGTCATTCGCAGTGTTCTTAGTATCAGCATCCTGTAGGTTTGTAAACCCATAAGTTTTAGCTTTATCATCATCAGAGATTGTGCCTATAAGAGTACCAAAGAGAGTCCCTTTGAATGACTTAGCAGGGTTTTGCATGTGATAAGGAGTGTCTAGCCACTCAAAATCACTATGTTTAAAGTCCTGTATACCTGTACCAGAAGTGTCATAGATACCTGTACCATTATTTAAGCCTGTGACAATCCCTGTACTCATGTGAGCATAAAATTCACCTTCTGTACTGTCCTCAGACTTGTTATAAAGACTGTAAGGAAGCATACGAGTATTCCAATGGTCTTCTACCGTGAAACTACTAAAGTCCTGATAGAACCCAAAAGACCCATAGATACTACCTATAGAGTGAGCTGCACCGTATATCCTAACAGGCATTTGCCAACGTAGCTTCTTAATCTTGTTAAGTTTATTCTGAGTACGTAAAGTAATGAGTTTGTCACTCTTAGATACGAATACAACTTCACCTTGATGAGCCTGAAAGGTATCAGCGCCCTCAGTGCCTATGAATTGAAAAGATGTACCATTATTAGTCTCTATCTTACTGTAAGTACCACCTACATGAATCTTAAGTGCAACGGACTTGCCAAAGGCGCTTGTACCATTACCTAGGCTATCCCATATACTACCATCACCATCATATAAACTAAAGGTTAAGTCAGCTATCTTACGTCTACTAGAGACAGTATCACCAGCATTAGATAGTGAGGAAATATCTATTATATCATCACTTCTAAACCTGTTAGTAGTACCATCAAAGTCAATATCATAACTAACTCTTACTCCGTTTGTATCTCCTGTACCCCAAGTTGACATTACGCATCCTCTATAGTAAAACTTACATCATATCTCTCAAAGGAAGTCTCTGAGTCAGACCAAGAACCAGGTGTTACTCTGAATGTACCTGCCCCAAAGTCAACACCAGGGGGAGACTGTAGCCTAAAGGTAGGTAGAGAATTAACCATGTTATAAAACTCAGTACGCTTAGATTCTCTTAACCCTACAAAACTAAGTGTATGGTTATTCTTACTCCAGTTCTGATATTCATATCTCTTACCACCATGACTCCTATAGGACACTGCATCAGTCTCTATAGCAGTCTCAAATGGGTACTGAAACATATCCTGTTCTGCTAGGACTATACCAGTACCTAGAATCAAGGTGTCACCTTCTGTCCAATGAAATATAGCTGTTGTACCAAATCTAGCCATTATACTGTTCTCCTATCTAACTCTTCTAAGCCTCTATTAAGACGCTGTATAAACTGTTCTTCACCATTTATATCACCAGCTACGTTTATGTTAATTACAGCTCCATCAGAGCCGCTCTTACCTGCTTTTGACCTAGGTTTAATCATAACGTCTTCCGCACCTTCTTCACCTACCATAATACTAGTAGGCTGTGTTACTGTGCCTTCAAAACCTGTAGCAAGTTTCTGCTGGTTTATAGTGGCAACTTCTGTAGCTCCTGCTGCGCCTACTAATCCTGCTACAATAGCACTCATAGGGAACGGATAGTCGGCAAATGCTCTAGCAACACCTAGCGAAGTGGACATAATAGCCTGTAAGTATAAGTACTTCTTCTGACTTTCAAAACCCTTCTTTCTGATGGCTTGTATTTGTTCTTCTGATTTACCTTCTGCTTCAGCACGTTTTACAGCGTTCTCTGTCTGTACTGCGCCTAGCCTACTTAAAGCTCCTGTGAACCCTAAGAGAGCACTAGACACAGCCTCTACGTTATCGAGTGTTGCTGCTAAATCGTCCCTAAAAAACTGTGCGGTCATAGTCTTCTTGTCTTCTAAGAATTTTGCGTGTACAGCTAACCTCTGGTCTGCGGTTATGCCATCTAGATTTAACAAAACATCTCTTTTGTCTTGTAAGTCTGCAATGTCCTTTGTCTGAGGGTCTGATATTAAAGCCTTGGCTATTTCAGCTTGGTTTTTGGCCTGCTCTACCAAAGTCTTGTTAAGCTCTTCCTTTGATTTTAGTGCGAGTATCTTTTGCTGTATAACTAGTATTTCAGCTTTATCTAATAGCATTTTTTTCTTGATAGACTCTATCCGTTTCTCATCAGCTTCGTCTTCTGCTTGTTTTGCGTTAATAGAAGCTATGGTAGCGTCCACTCTTGCTTTTTCCTGTGCCTTAGCAAGCTCTGCGTTTTTCTTTTGCTGTTCTCTAAACGGGCCTTCATCAGCCCCTTGTACTCCAGGTAAAAACCCAGGTAGTTCTTTAGGCTTGGCACTTTTTGCCTTCTCTTTTCCTAACCTAATCCCTTCTTCATACTTTAACCAAGCAAGTTCACCTGCAGCCTTTATTTCTGAAAAGTTTAGTTTTGTAAAACCATCAAATGTGTTTTCTGAATCATTAAAGAAGTCTCTAATAAATTGACTTTTTGTGACAACATCACCCATGCTATCAGCTAGTTGTTTAACGTCTTCTGCTAGAAGAGTAACTACTTTATGAACAAATCCTCCCTGTGCCTTGTTCATGTTAATAAATAACAATTCCCAAGCAGAGGCGATTTTCCTTAAACCTCCTTCAACGGTAGTAGAACTAAGAGTGTCTGCAGCCTTCTCTGTGGACTTCTGCATTGCATCTGTTTTCTTAGTTAACTCCTCTATCTTGGAGATGTTCTCTGTGAGTATGTTAATAACACCGATAGCACGTTGACCAAAGAGCTTCTTAGCATCTCCTGAGTTCTTTATAACACCGTTTAATATACCCAAAGTCTCACTTAGACCTCTAGTCTTAATAGATTGTTCACCTAGTAACTTACTTACGTTAGAAGTAGGGTCATCTAAACGAGTGAAGACTTGTCTTAACTGGGTTCCGATAGTAGAGGCTTTAATACCATTGTCAGCAAGTACTCCCATTAAGCCTGAAAGCTCCTCGAATGATACTCCTGCCAATCTAGCACTTGCCCCAGCAAAACTAAAAGCGGTACCGAATTTCTCAAGGTTAAGCGCTGAGTTACCTAGCGTGGTAAACATCTTATCAGCAATATTAAGCATTTCTGTAGCGTCTTGCTGAAACACATTCTTTACGTTAACTAGTGTCTGACCTACAGTGCTAACTTCTTCATCCAGAGCCACAGAGAGGTTCACTACACCTGCTAGAGCGTTCTCTAGGTCTTTGCCAGCTAAACCCATCTTAGACATCTCTAAAGCAGCCTGAGCTACCTGTGTAGAGGTCTTAGGGCTAACAGAAGCTATCCCTTTGATAGTATTCTCTAGTGACATTAGATTATCGCCTGCTACGCCTGATATAGTGCTTATTTTGGCTATAGTAAATTCAAAGCTTATAGCTGCACCTATTCCAGAGGCAAAAGCACTTGTCATTAGTATTATGCCTCTAGATATAGCTCTAGAAGCTAAGTTCACTTTAATGAACTGATTAGTCATTCCCTTAGTAGCTATCTCAAGCTTCTTACTACTTGCTGTAGCGGCTTTCTGACTTTGCTTTAATCTTTTAAGCTCCCTATTAGCAATAGCTACAGCAGAACCCACATTCTTAGCGCTTAAGGAAACCTTATCAACACTCTTAGCTACTTTCGCAGCACCCTTCTCTTGAAGTATTATTTTTATAACTCTACTTGCCACTGGTATCCTCTACGGGTCTAGAATCTCTATGAATACGTAATGCATCAAAAAATATAGAAGGCACGTTACTATACGTGTCTGGTAGGTTTAATCCCATTTCAGTGTCCATTATTGACATAAGTTCCATCCAATACTTAGAAGTGGGTGAGATGATACCATAAGGGCATATACCCCTCTTGAAAATCCAAGTATAGAAGTCATCAGGTAAGATTTTTTTATGCATCTTTTCACTAGCAACTTCTGCTTGTGTCTTGGAATCAGTCTCGTAGAACTCATATAAGTCTTCTTCACTGTTTAATGTTACGGGGTTACGATAATAGTCTTTTGCGGTAACTGGGTAATTCAAGCAACACGTTCGACCGACCCTCTTATTGGGCCAGTCTTGTGCTTTGCATGAGGTGCATGAGTGTTCTTTATAGGTATTTAAGGACTTCTTCTTACCTAACTCATGGTAGAACCTAGAGCCTAGTCCGAGGTTTTTACTTCACTCTCTTCTAGCTTAGAAGCAGCATAGAAATGGGTAATAGCTTCTGTGACACATGCAGAGAACTCGTCATCTTGGATTTCCCATAGCTTGTTCTTGTCATCGCCTGTGACACTTTCAATCTCTACTTGCTTATTATTCTCTTCGGTGACATAGTTCTTCACTTCTAGTATAATGCTCTCCCAGAGGCGCTTGTAAGCCTTTCCCATGCCCTTTATGCCTTTAGATGGGTCATTAGGGTCTTTAAGCTCTATAAGGTCTTGTAGCTCCCATGAGAGGTCTCTATTGGTCTTTACACCTACGAATATAAGAGGTCTATCCTCCATCTTAGGTGCATTACGGTCTAGGTCTTTGTATATCTCAGGGATAAACTCAGTAGGTTCATTAGATACGGTTTTAACTGCTTTTCTGCTCATAATATAATCCTTATTTATAGGTTAATTCTTCTCGTTTACTTCGTGCTTCTCTTTTAGCTTTCTGTACACTTTGCTTAATCTCTTGGTCTTTGGAGTAACACTCAAAAGCACATGCTATATCCTCAGCAAGCTCTGAGAGGCTCTTAGAGACCGATACAGACGTTTTCTTGCCTTCGGCACCTTCTAGGCTCTCTTTAGTCATAGATACCCCTAGAGAGGCTGAGAATGCCTCTAAGCGATCCTCTTCCATCCCTACAAGATTTACTGTTACTATCTCTGCTTTAATCATTTATGTTGCCCTCTAGTTCTGCTTTGAGTTCTTGGTTCTCTTTAGTGAGATTCTGTACTGTGGTAGCTAATGCTTTATAAGCGTTTGCTATGGCACCTAAGTCACCGTGTAACTTGAGTATTTCTGTGTCTATGTTTGATGGCAATGTGTTTTCCATTCCTAATCCTTTGTTGATTGTTTATGCTAACCTAGTTGATAGCAGATTGTTAAGTAAGCTTGAGTACCTTTTGTACCAGAGCTTGTCCATGATGTAGAGTATGTTGTACCATTCCAATAAAGCAGGTTAATTACACCGCTTGTCTGTACTGAGAACTGCACGTCAACCTTTACCCCGTTATCTAACCCCATTTTAACAAAAGTAATATTCTGTACTTGTCCAGGGTGGATTTCAGAAGGCAAGCCTGTCAAGGTATGTCCTACTGCATTAGATGCACCAGTAAGTGATACAGGAGTTCTAAGTGTTATAATATTACCAGAGCGTGACCATGAAGCTGTACCTGTAGGATTACTTGTAAACCCTGTTGCAGTCATAGTAAATGTGCCTATGTTTCCTGTGATAACCTCCTTCTCTACGCCTGCCCCATCTTGAAAATATAAATTATTATCAGTCTGTGTGTATATCTCACCCCACCCAGCAGTACTTGTAGGCGTTGTGGTTTCTTTAAGCGCTAACTCTCCACTTGTTATTCTTAAATCTGGACCTAAAGCAAGGGTTATTGATGTGGAGTTAAGAGTGACTAGTGTACCTGACGTATCAGCCAATAGTACGTTACCGTTCACATTGGAAGTTCTTAGTAGTACATCCCCATCACTACCTCCACTACTCACATTATCAATTACTAAACCCGTTGCGTTTTCGTATATTTCTGAATCGGAACCAAGTGTTATTTTTTTGCCTAAAGTTGGTAAATTAATGTCACCATCTACGCTTAAGTCTATATCTACGTCTAGGCTTTGTGTAATATTAACATCTGCATTACTAAGCACATGTCCAACAGTACTTAAGCTTAAAAACTCTCTTAAATCATCTGAGCGATAACCTGTAAAAACTATTTCTGTAGATCCAGCCGTACCTTGAGCTATTGCTTCTATCTTAGCAGAAACGCCTTGTCTTGATGAATCATTTGTATGAAAAGCTATTCTTGATAACACCTCACCATCAGCATGTGCTGTATCTGTACTTTCTATAGTAAGTGTAGGATGATCTTGTGCGATATGTACTATACTGGCTGGGCTTGTTGCAGAGCCTACTCCTAAGTTGCCACTGATAACAGCCGAACCGTTCATTGTAACTGCTTCATGTAAGGTTATAGCACTTCCACTACCATCAACAGTAATCATGTCAGAGCCTTCTGTATCATCTCTTATTACAAACTTATCTCCGTCATTACCTGTAACAACTATTTGATAAGTCCTAGCATCATTCTTTATAGTTATATTAGGACTGCTATTTATTACCGTTCCTTCAACTTCTAAAGTGTGATTAGCTGATGTCGTACCTGTATCATCAAAAATGTGAAATTTAGCTGTTGGGCTAAATATGTTTATTCCTACGTTTTGAGAGCTATCTATAAAGATGGAACCCTCACCAGTTGTGTGGAGGCTCATCGTGTCGGTTGCATGGTCATAGGTAATTCTACCTACGTTATCATCAGCAGTATCACCAAAAGCAATAGTGCCCAATGTTGTTGAAGCAATAGTTAAACCACTATTCGTATCAGAGTTACTACCTATCACTAAATCATCTGCATTAGCGTGGGATATACTTCCTGGGCTTGTATTGCCTATTCCTACAATGCCAGCTATTACAGTAGAACCATCTATTACAACATCACCATCTACATTTAAATCAGTGTCTATATCCAGACTACCTGTTAAGTGCAGTGCGATAGCAGTTATAGTGCCTGTTAGAGTAGGACTAGCACTCATTACTACGTTACCAGTACCAGTAAGTGCATTACTCACAACACCCTTAGAACCGTCTGTAAACAACGCCTGAGAGGCTGTGGTAGAGGACAAGGTGATTAGGTTATCATACACCACTGTAGCACTATCCTGCGCCCATATATTATGCTTAGTACCATCATCTTCACTTACTCTAAGTACCTTAGCACCAGAGATAAACCCTAGTTCCCTTGACTGTAAATCAGCGTCTATTTGTACTTCTGTAACACGTTCGTGTACTTGTACTATTACTTTAGTAGTTGTAGCCATATTATCCTAAATATCCCTGTCTGCAAAGTCATATTCACTTAGAGTTCTTACTGCACTTCCTGCATCTGCAAAATCGTACTGTGAGAGTGTTCTAGCTCCGAACTCTGCATCATAGAATGTAAAATCTAGATCTAATCCTTGTACATCTGTGTGTACAGTAACTTTTATAGGTGCAGTACCATTGTTCTCATATGCTTCAAATGGTATGCTAAACTCTATTAATTCATCAGGCTTCTTAAGGTTATACTCATGAGGCTTAACCAAGCAGTAAGGCATTGATACAACCATATACTCAGTATCAGAGTGGAATATAGTACCTTCTATTGAGAAGGAAGTATCATTCATGTTCTGATAGTCTTCTAGTGCATACTCAGTGGTAAACTCACCCTTTACAGTGTAGTCACCAAAGTTAAATGTCTGTCTTGACTCTGCACCTAGTGTCTTACGTTCTGTTATATTGTTACTACATGTGATACTTATACCTGACATACCAGTGGGTATTCCATCTGGATAAGTAGGGTTAAAGTTAGTTATGTCTACTGCCCATGTACCATGACTCCAATCAGTAATAGAGCCTGTAGTATAGCTACCATAATTGCTATCGCCTGGGTTTTGAGTGACATTCTTAGTACCCCATGTTTTAAACTTGAAATCTGCTTTTACCTTAAAGTCTTCATTAGCCTGCATAGACATGTCTAGAGTGTTACATATACCCCTCTGGAACATCTGTACAGTGTCTTCCCCTGCGTGTATAGGGTCAGCTTGTTTCTTCCATATATCAACGCTATAAGCGTCTCCTGATGGGTCTCCATACACTCCACTACCGTACACATCATTCTGAGTAAACACTGGGTTAAACTTAGAAGGTACGTAAGTGTCAATATAAGATGAACCTGTAAATGTCTGCTTAGTCATCTGAAAGTGAGACATCATGATAGGCGCTAGGTTCTCCATTCTAGGAATGATTTCTATGAACCCTTCAGGCTTACTTTCTTCAAATACTACTGAGTCAGGGAGCATAGCCCGTGTACTACGGACCATGCTATTTCTCTCTGAAACAATATGGGTACGACTCAACCCTTCTCCATTAAGTAGTGGACAATACGGGTTAGACGTACCAGTGTCAAACCATCCGTCTGTACTCCATATAACTAGTGATGAATCGTAACCTTTAGCCATTACACAATCTCAAACGCTGAACCTAATCCAGCAGTTATAACAGTCCATGTAATAGGCGCAGTAGTCTTATCTGCACTTTCATATGCAGTGTAAGGTACTGACAACTCATTAGTTTCTTCTCCACCACCTTGATTGACTGAGAACGGGTTACGTCTACAGTTAGGCATGTTAAACGCAATCTGGTCATCTGCAGCATTGAACCAAGTGCCTGTTATAGCAAAAGCTTCGTTGTCTAACATAGAACCCATGTGTTTTAACCCATCATTAGGAAGATCAAGTGTGAACTCGCCTTCTACCATGATTCTACCAAAAGGGTATTTAGAAGGGTCTCGTTTACCAATAACGATACGTTCTTCTGCACCATTCTTAGAAGTAACTGAGAAACTAGTGATGTCAATAGCTGTATTATCTTCACCTGCAATAGTCATAGTACCTACAAAGAACTCATACTGTGAGTTAGTAGAGTAACTACCTACAGCAGAAACTCCACCTGGGTCTGCTGATGCTGCTGAATAAGCTGTAGCATAGCTATCTGACTTGAGTGTGAAAGACATTTTAAGGTCTTCATTAGCAGCAGCAGTTACAGTAAGCTCATCTATGATAGAGGAGGTATACTTCTGAATATTAGCAGTACCACTACCAGCAGCATGCATTTTCTGCCATACGTCAATTACGAACATATCACCTGCAGCAGTAGAATAACTACCAGAACCATATGAAGCACCACTCCAATCAGGCTGTGTTTTAACAGGTACAATGGTATATGTAGCTACTGAAGCAGATACTTTTCCTTCGTACATCTGATAATGTGCCATAGCAAGCATAGGGAAGTCATCTGAGCGTGGTTGGAAGTCTACTGACCCACCAGGTTTAAGTGCTCCAGAAGTCCTCATAGATGCTTGTAACGCTCTACCATGAACGATCTTCTCTGGTCTTTCGGTAAATTCTTTGTTTGGTCCTAAATCAACACTATCTACAAACAGTGCAAACCCTTCTTTTACTGTGGTGGAACCCCAACCATTACCTGGTCTGGCTACTATCCATCCATCATATCCTTTTGACATGTATTACTCCTTAAGTATACTTATTTAATATCTCTATTACGACTAGTCCTTTGATTGTAATGCCAGAGTTAACTTCTTCTATATCCCCTCTAACCCACTGAGAACGGACGAACGCTCCACTATTGGTGTTGTTGAGGAATAATGCCGTTAGCTGTCTAATCCAGTAGCTAGTACCATACGCATCTGATACTCGCTTCCTAGGAGTCTTTGACTTAACTTTCAGTATCACATCTACATTAATGGACCATGTTTCGGTCAGATGAGGTCCAATGTATTTGTGCTCTGTAGTAAGTAAATCCTCGTCAGGTACAGAAATCACTGCACCCTGCTTCTTTACGTTAGGCTCTGGGTCGTCAGCACCTAGATATACTACCGTATCGAGTTGGGTAAGTGTTTTTAATTCTGTTTCAATAAAACTTATAATATCATCTAAATCTTGTATAGCCATTGTTATCCTCTTATGATTTTATCAAGACCATTGAGTATTTCTTTCTCAATAAAATCCAAGTGAGCTTCACTAACCACTATAGGGTCTCTTTTAACCTTTGCTTTAGTAGCGTTATATTCAAACACTAACTTACCATGATTGGTAGTCGGCCCTACTTCAAAAGTGTTGTTCCTGCGCTTGCTCTTGATACTCTTTATAGCACCACCTCTTGCAAACAAAGGAGTACGAGACGATCTAACCTCTCCACGTATAGCTTTATCACTCCCATGTCTTATAGGGGATTTCATAGTGGCTTCTGATACTAATGGCATAGGGTTGTCATCAGCAGTTCTGCCTGATTTGATATGTGTTTGTACTAGGTCGGCTATCTTACGAGAAGCATGATCTACGTTTTTTAGAATACCAGTTTTAAGGTAGTTTTTCAACTGCTTACTTAACCTCTTCCATCCACTACTATCAATCGTTATTGTCGGCATGAGTGATTATCTCCACTTCTACTGCTTGTGTACCATCATTATGATACCCTGGTGATATAACAAACTCTACTGTGTCATTCTTCTTCATATCCCTAAACTTAGGGTCTCTTAGGTTCTTACGTTTAATCTGGGTGTAATGCACGTATATCTCACTACCTTCATGGTAAGTAATATATCCATACGCCTGTCCAGAACTACCAAACCATTTACATGTACCTGTTATAACTTCACTCATCTTAATATCCTCTGGCGACATTCTTGCCACCTACTTGATTACGAACAGGGTTAGTTTCCCATTCCCACTTATCACCTACAACGAATATACCTGTTGTGGCTGTGCTGGTTCCTCTAGTGAACCTAATATATACTTGGTCTGCAAGGTGCGCCCATCCGTCAGTAGTTGTACCTGTAGTAGTACCGAGACCACCATCTCTTGACCACTTAAACGAACACTCCTTGAGACCTCCGCTTGTACCAGTACCAGTAATCTCTACAGACCAGTCTCTGCGGTAATCTGAGCCTCTAAACCCACTTCCATATGTTTCATCATGGTTAGTTAGACAAGTGCCTGTAGATGACCCCTGTGTGCGTCTGGAGGGAAGTATGCCCGCCTCTCCTGCACTAACTTTACTCTTAAATACTACTCTCTTACTAGACCAGTCATCATATACGTCATTAGCTGAGTCCTTGAACCCATCAAACCAGTAGTTACCATCTGAATCCTTCTCTGTACGTACAATCTGATCTGCTTTAACTATACGGTGAATAGAGTCCCATGCACAGAAGTCACGTACTGATTGGTCAAAGAACCCATCATCGTTCTTAGCAAGTGGTGTAAAGTACCCTAGGCTGTCTATGAGCCTGTTAGCGTACTTATACGATGCTATAACGTGGTCTTCTGATTGATTGTCTATATAGTCCCTAACACCTGGGAAGTACCCTTCTAGCTCACTTACGAACACATAGGACTGAAACTCTGTACCAGAATTGACTATCTTGACTTCATTAGCACCTATAAAGCTCTGTGTGCCTCCTGTAGTCTTAGCTGTCCAGTTCTGTCTAATCGGCCCTAAAGCCCATCCTACAGTTGATTTAGTCTCTGTGTATGTCCCATCTGTAGTATGTACAATATTCTCACTTAGTACTAAACTCCCAGAGGAGTCAGTAATGTCCAAGTTAACTGCACCACCTGTTATAGGAGTGTCATCTATCTCGTGTAGAGTAGTAGTAAAGACAATAGTATCACCTAGTATCACTTTTTTCATGAATTGTCTACCTTAAATTTAAGTGTACTAATAGCTGTTTTAATCTTCATTGTGACTATATCTTGAGTAGTATAATCCCAAGTATGTCTCATATTAATAATAGACAGTTCTTCTAAAGGGATGCCACTGTATAAATCCATAAGTGTAGCCCTACCAGCCTTACCTAATGCACCTTGAGGTATTATATGCTTAATGAAGGGTAATCCAAACCCCATCATTGAGAACCTCTTTTCAGCAGTATCTATAGCCATTACGGTGTCCATTCCCCTCTGGTAGCAGTAGTGCCGTTATCAGAGTCAGTTGAAGTAGCAATGCTTCCATCATCATCATCATTACGTAGAGTCGCTATAGTAGCTGTCTGTGTAATCTTATTACGTGCTAGTGCAAACAACCATCCTATTCTAGCTCTTAGTGAGCTTGTAGCTGAAGGAGGTGCTGTTAGCTCTACTGTAGTATCAGTGTCTATTACGTCTACTACTTCTGCATTAACTTGTGCTGTACTTATATCGTTAAGTGCATTTATCAGTGTTTCAATAGAATCTTTGTCAGCAGTAGCTTCTGTTCTAGTAGGACCATCATAGTCTGTTAGAGCAGTGTCTACTTCTGTATTTACCTGTGCAGTTGATATATCATTAAGTGCTGCGATGCTTGCAGGTATAGTTGTTGCAGTGTCTACTAGAACAGTATCTACATTAGTGTCTACGGTATCTATAGCACTCTTAAGTGCTCCTAAACCATCCGTACCATTACTAAGGTCTGTCTGTATCCCATCCACTACGGTATCTACAGTGTCAATAAGAGTCTTTAAAGCTCCTAAACCATCTGTACCATTAGCTAAGTCTGTATTAACTGTGTCTATTAGAGCTTTAAGCGCTCCTAGCCCATCTGTAGCGTTGCTTAAATCTGTTTGTATTCCATCTACCACTGTATCCACTGTAGCTACGTTTGTAGTTAGTGTGGTTATAGTTGCAGGAATTGTAGTGCTAGTGTCTACTAGAATAGCATCTGCAACACCATCTACGGTAGCTAAGTTAGAGATAATAGTATCTTGTTTAGCTTCTGTAGCATCTCCACCTGGAGTAATTGCAGCAGTGTCTATTAGTATTTCATCAACATCATTTTCAATGTCAGACTGTATCTCAGTCACATTACCACCTACGTCAGCGTATCTAAACTGACCAAAGTGATGAATTTGCCCACCTGTGCAAGTGTCAGTAAATACTTGACCACCCCCACCACAATGAACAACATGTCCAGACGCTAAGTTTTTGAAAGTTATTTTACCCTCAAAACCATGAATGTGTAATGTTGAAGCTCCTACGCCATTAAAGTCAATTACAACACCTGTGTTACTATCGGAATAACAATTGTGGATATGGTATGACCCTGCGTTCCCTAACGTTAATGTTCCTTGAATAGCTGTTATATGGACATAACCGCCAGAATTTAAGGTTACGTCAGTAAATACACAATGCTCAAACACATACAAAGACGTTGCTGTACATATACCGCTAACAGCATGGGCACCGTGAATGTGCGTGTCAGAAATGTCTGCACTATTTAGTGTGAGGTTCCAACCATCACCTTTATATATTTTCTGGGTTTCACTTGCAGCAAAGGTTATAGAGCTTGCAGGAGCAATCTCAAACCTTTTAATCCCTATATTAGAAGATATTGTAGTTGCATCAGCCAAACTGTCAGAAGGGTTGTCTCCTGTTCCGTTAACATGGTTTTCTGTTCCTGCTACACCAGTAATAGTGTCTATCCATATTGTACCATTAGAATAGCCAATACTTGAGTCTACTTGTACTGCTGAAACTAAGCATTCCCAAACCCTTAAATTTGATGGAGTAGTAGAGTCCGTTTCAAACCTAACATAAACCTTTCCTAGCTCTGAGCTTGTTCCAGTAAAAGGAGCCGTAAGAGGTATGCTTAAAAGATCGTCATCATCAATATTACCTACTGTAATCCATCCTGCTGATACATGATCGTAAACTTTAACATTAATATCATCGTTCCCACCGTCTACGTCTGCAAAAACAGTAAGAACTGTTCCTTGTCTATTCCCACCTACTTGATATCCATAAACAACATCAATGTCATCGCCTGCATCATTAATTGAGTGAGAATTTGTAGTCCCTGGGCCTGTGCTTGAAAACGTTCCACTAGAAACTGAGCCTACAAAAGCAGCAGAAGAAGGGTCTATAGCTCCACCTGTGTTATCTTCAGAAGGTGCAAAAGTCAAGCCTCCACCCGTAGATGCTCCAATATTACTTATAGAGGTTCTAGTCGCAGGGTAATCACCTGTAGTTTGACTATTTATTAATTGGTCATTTAAAGCTGCTGCCCTAAACCCATAAGTAGGGCCAGTGAAAGGCAGTACACCAGTAATAGTACCGCTAAAGTAACCATAACCTTCTGTATCATTGTTTATAGTCCCACCACTTAAAGGTATCTCTAGAGTATACATACCCTTACCTAAATGAGTCCAATCATGGTCATCACCAGTGGTAGGTGTAACTGCTGTTTGAGTAGTTACTCCTGCTGTAGTGGTGAAATTCCATACTAGGGCCATACCTGCAGCATTATACGCTACAGTTAGCTCTGGTGTTATAAAGTCAGTATCATCTGTCAAAGCAGCTATGTTTACTGGTATAGCTATTGCTACATCTACATCTAAAAATTGCATATTATTAACCTGCTAAAAGTTGTTGTTGTAAGTAATAATAATAAGGGTTTCCTGCTGCTGCTGCTGCCTCATAAAGACAATACTCTGCATCTACTCCCCAAGGGGCTTGTATTGGTGGGTGGTCGCCAATAGTTGCACTATTAGTTACAACACCGTTATTCCCACTACCTGATAAATCTGGTTCAGGGGAGCCATAACCCAAAGGGGCGTATAATAATAATTTATCTGCTCTAGGGGTTTTACCGTAAAAATTCTGATATACTTCGGCAGCGGTCAATGCTACAGACCACGCTTTCTGCTCAGCTTGTGAACCGTCCGAATACACGGCAGTATGAAGAGCACCCAACCTATAAGAATTTGTATATGAACCACTAATCGTTGGATGACTTCCTCCACCTGGGGTTGTACTTTGAGGTGAACCACCAGTATATACTTTTATCCTATCTGGCTCTGATAAAGAACCATCAAATACCATAATAACATGTAGCCAATCTGTAGTTGAATTGGAAAACACTTCGTTTTTAGTACCTCCATTCCTTACAGAGCAATAAACATTTCCATCTGTATTCACATTAATGAACAATTGGTTGGTAGTGGAGAGCCTTTTTCCTAGAATGGAATTTTTCCCAGATGCGGTTCTTTTAAACCACCCACCAATAGTAAATTCACTGGCACTATTTAATGCTGTTATGTTTCCACAGTCTATATACTGAGAGCTTGAGGCTACAAAGGTTCTTGCCATTCTTAATTAGTCCATTCGAAGTTTAATTTTAACAATCTAACAGAAGCGGCTATGGTATCACCAGCATCTACACCATCACGGTATATGATATACTGTACTAAATCACCTGGGGAGAAATTACCAGCAGTTGCCGATAATTCAGCTACTTGTAGTAAATGAGCAGAACCACCAGCAGTATCGTTTTGATTCAATGCCTCTTGAGCTGTGGCTTGGTCTACCGATTCACCAGCAGCTACTGCTCTATAATCAATATCCCACTCAACATCCCCACTTGTAGCAGTCGTATCCCAAGCAGGAACAAACTTAGCTCCACCGACATAATTCTCTGGTACTTCAAATGAGCCATATAAGCCTATTTTAGTACCAGAGTCATTAAATATATATACTAGTTGGTCAAAGAAATCATTCGTCCCTTTAACGCTCTGAGGTTCGGGGAATACGTCACCGCTTGAGTCTGGCTTGGTTGAGAACCCAAGTATGGACATTCTAAATGTAGCCATTATTTCTCCTGATTAAATTTAAATTCAAAATAATGGGCTAATATACGTTTCTTCATGGTAGCTCCAACAGGGGGCAATAAAGAGGCTATCTCTGCCTTCTGTGATACGAACCAATCCTCTATTCCTTGCAAAGAATCGTTTAATACCTTCTTTTTGAAATCAGGTTGTTCACCTTTAGTAACTGCTCTGCGAATTGTAGCTAGAGCTTTGGGGTCTAGTGTTGCCATTATTCTACTTCCTTATATAAAAACTTTTGATACGATTGCTTGACAAGCGAAACCCATTCCATAGATAGCATACCTATTCTATCGTCTTGTTTGCGCTCTGTCATTTTACCGTTAACCCACATCTTATATTCCCTTTGCTACTGTATATATCATACCTATCACTAACGATAACCCACCTATGGCAGCACTTATGCCTCCCCAGCTAGGTTTGTTTTCTATACTTGTCTCTGCTTTTGTCATACGGTTAGGTAAATCAAGACCTTCTGATAAGGAGATGTGCTTCTCCATTGAAATGGTTAGTTCTTGTACATTGGTATCAATATTCTGTAATCGTTCTTCCATTTCCATTATTAACTATTCCTTCACCGTTCATGAAACATGAACTTCCTGTGAGATTTCCCTAAACAATCCATCATTAACCCACTTATCTCTGAAATACACCATATCAAGCATCTTATACACATCCATGGGTCCAGGCTCATTACTAGCTGAGACACCCATTTCATGTATTACTTCAATGTCTGCACAATACCATACTTCTGTATTCTTCATATTGGCTGTATAGCACCAATCGGAGTCACTACCTACAAGGAAGTAGTTCTCATCCATATTACCTACTACTGGTAAGAGGGACATATTCACTATCATACAGGCACCATTTATCCAAGGCATCTTCTTACTTACTGAGCAAGAGTTCTGGGACTTACGCCCACCTATATGCCTACCATTAGGGTAAGCTTGAGTACAACCACCGTGTACTATATAATCAGTATCTTCAATGGAAAGTTGCTTAACACCCGAAATAAAACACTTAGGGTGAGCTTCCATGAACTTAACTAGTTTATTAACAAAGCTAGGTTCGATATAGCAATCTTGATTAAGTGCAACAGTATAGTCATAGTCAACAAACTTCTTAAGACCTAAGTTAATAGCCTTAGTGAACCCAATATTGTTCTCATCATTATCATGTACAAAGATGTCATACTGGTGTTTTGTCTCTTGATTATCTATAGCTCTTAAACACTTTTCTAGTTGTTTAGGGTTCTTGTATGCTGGAATTATAAATCCTACTCTCATGCCAATACCCCTTCAATCAGACCCATAACTTCTTCTACTGTTACGGCTGTTAATGCTTTAGACTGTATACGTTCAAAGGATGATACCTTTCTCTGTAAAGCGTCCATTTCTAAGTTTATCCCTTCTGGAGTAGTATTCATCTCTTTGGCAGCTACTTCTATAGTGGCACCTGACTCATGAATCTCCATTAGTCTCTTTTCCTTCTTAGATAAGTCTTCCATGCCTTCTTCAATACGATGTGGATCACCTAGTGTCAAAGCAAAGCTGTATGGACCCTTATCTACGGCTGTTTGGTACTTATAGTACTTAGCTCTAGTCCAAGCTGGAACAGAGCTGTAAACGGCTATATGGGGTATCTGAAGGCCTTCTGCTACGTGTGTATACCCAGTGTCAGCACCTATATAGATGTCAGCACTCGCTACAACGCACATAGAGGCCCGTAGAGAGCTTTTAAGGGTTGACTGGTGCTCATGGAACCCTGACCCACTATAAACCCTGTATGAGGCTGTATCGGCCTGCCACGAGTATATCCTATGGTTATGGTACTTTTTAAGCAGTAAAGGTATCATATCATCTGCTTGATACCAGGTACGTGCTAATGAACTAGCGTGTGGGTTGATGACTATTACGCCATCAGACCCCTCTTTAATCTTAGCGACCTCTTTAAGCTCATTATCAGACAATACGAACTCAGGTCTCTTCTCTTCATCAGGTACACTAGTAGGGTCTATATTAGCCCATGCTAAGTGTAAATCATACCAATTGACCCAATTACTGTTTCTATGCTTCATCCACTCATCTGTAGGGTTAACTGCAAAGGAACTGATACAAGTGCTATTCTGCTCTATGATATTCATAAAGTCAATCACTTCATCGTAATTATGGTATATACTCTGAATATCTACCCATCCATGCTGAAATTTTACACATCTAGTCTTCCAAGGACCAATCTCTTTGAAGGTCATTGAACCCTCTTCACAGTCAGTGTTCTCTAGGAAGTCTATTTGTTTATTACCATGGTCATCTTCTCTAAGTGCTATATCAACACTGTGACCCAGCTTCTTAAGCTGTTTAGCTACTACCATAATTGGTGCAGCATCACCCATTCCACCAAAACGTGTTAAGAGGTATTTCTTCATAATTCTAATTCCTTCTCTTTTTCTTGCTAACTAGTTTAGCTTGATAGCTATCGTCACCTACGAACTTACGTAAGGACTTGATTTCATCACACTCATAGCGGTGATTGTGGACTTTTTGACAGTGTGCGCATTTCATATAATAATTCCTATTTAACCTTACGGAGCTTAAAATATACAGTGTAAACTCCATCCACCTTTGGTGCCTCTACTTCTTCAAAAGAGTACTCTGCACCGTAAATCTTACCATTCTCACGTAATTGCTTACCCTCTATTAGGAAGTCCATTGTACGGACTGTATAGGGCATAGTGTGAGTAGGGTCTGTCCAGTAGTTATCACTACCTGCATGCGGTACACAGAACTCTAGAACAGCTCCATGTGCCATAACCCTATGAATTTCTCTAAACACATCAAAGAAGCTCTCCCTTGGGATATGCTCTAGTACGTGCTTTGCGTATACGTAAGTGTAACTGTTATCCTGTAATGGAAAAGGACGGCTTATATCCATCTCTTGGTCCTTCTTACAGTCACCGATATCTACGTTCCAAAAACCCTCTTTATAGTCATTACCACAACCTAAGTGTAGTTTCATGCTAACACTCCTTTCCAGAACTCTACAGCCTTATTATGACTAGAGAAGTTAGGTTTATCAGGATTAGGTGCTTCACTCTTAGTTAACTCTATAAGGTCTTGAGGGTCTTTCCATGAAGTACAGAAGTCCTGCGCTCCACCTGAGGCATGAACGTATGTTAAACACCCTGCCTTCAAACCTTCTTCTGGTGCAATACCGAAATGCTCTGTTTGGTCTGGTCTAATTCTACCATAACCATTAGCATGCCAAAAGAATTTACTCTTACGTATAATAGCCTCTTTCACCTCATCTGTGCAACCAGGGAAGAAACTAACTTCTAAATCAGTAGACATCTGTACAAGGTGCTTATAATAAGCCTCATTGACTACGTTGCCTATAACGTACATTTTCCACCCTTTACCTAACTCTCTTAAGCAATCAAGCAAAACGTGTTGGTTCTTACAGTGACCATCAGCTTCATAAAACATATTACCCACAACACAGATAGACCTCTCTTCTTTCTTGCTAGGTGTAAGGTTCTTAGAATAAGGTGCAATAACCTTGGAATCCTTGTACCAGTACTCTTTTATGTACTTGGCACTATAATCAGAAAGCGTTACTAACTCATCAAACCCCTTATTGGTCTGCATTGAATTAGGAAAATATACTACTTTAATGTTCTTTTTAGCATTAGCTTGAGTAGTAGACTGGAAATGATTTATATCAAGAAAATAGTCGTATTGCTTATCTGGGCTAAACATGCTTGTTTTGCATGATAACTCAGGGTTATTCTCACGCCTAAGTGCAGAAGGAGGTCGCATAAGGTCTACAGAGGCAAACTCTGTTATAGCCTTAGTAATCTGTGAAGCCCAATAGCCACCGCCACCAGAACCTTCTTCATGTGCATTGTTGATTAATACTTCCATTATCTCTGAGACTCCAAATAGTTATCTACTTTAGCTATAAACTGCTCTTGCATTCCTATCTGGTCTCTATCAGCAATTACGTTTCTACCACGATTGCTTTTCTTTAAGTCTTCAAAATTACGGTCATGTACTATATCATAGTCCACAAAAGCTACTTTAGCCTCTCTTCTAGGCTTAGGATACGTGTGTATCGCATCAGGGTAGGTTAAAGCCCCTTTACGGAACAGTCTAGCTTGCATATCATTGCCCAAGATAGGGTGTATATCCACTCCATCCACTAGGTTAGTTCTCTTTAACCAATAAATATCTACGTTTTCTTCTATAAGTGCTTCTAACTTTCCTTCAAGGACTGTGCTGATATACTCATCATCATCCAAGTATAATACCCATTCATTCCTTGCCAAGGCGAATAACCAGTCTCTATCTGGGTCAGATGTTCCTTTACATCTCCGCTCAACAACCACAGCTCCAGTTTCTCTGGCTCTGTCAAGGGTATTGTCTGTGCTTTTCTGTACAACAACAATGGTTTCATCCACTATATCCTTGTGTTTTAATAGCATATCCTTAATCCTGTCTTCAGAATTGTGGGTTATAACACATAGCGTAATGGGAAGTTTCTTGCTTTTACTCATATAATTCCTTGTTAATTTGTCCCTCTACCCTTATTATACAAAAGGAATGGGAATGTCAAGATAAAAAAAGAGAAGGGTGAATTACCACCCCTCTCAGTACTATTTAGGTTGCGGAAATAGTTTCTCCACCAACACCTAAGTCGGAAGCATCACCAACACCACGTAAACGTAGATGAGTTGAACCAACACCATGATCAATGCCTAGTTCAGCATAGATTCCAACAGCATTAGAAGCTTTTTCACCACTATCAATCGCTTGTTCAAAGAAGATTGATTTACCAGGTCTAGGACGGGCAACAAGTTGCATTTCATCCAAGTTAAGAAAGTACATTGTATTAGCAGGTACGTTATGAGCTAGTACTACGTCAACGTTACCGAAGTCAGTAGTGAATCGTTCAATATTAACACCAGCTTCAACACGGCTTTCTGAGTTCTTACCGAAGTCAAACTTGTTAGTAAATAAGGCTGAAAGACCTTTCTTACCTTTAGAGTTTGTTACGCAAGTAAGAGGACGACCGTTAGTCCACATACGGGAAGCCCATACACTTTCTAAACCATCATTAACTACGTCAAAAGTAAGAGTACCTAAAGTACCATCACCAGCTCCATCTACAGCTCCATCAGCGATTGCTTGCTGAATACCAGGCGCATAACGATAACCACGTTGTTGCCATGCAGTAGTTGTACCGATGCTAGTGTTTCCTTCGTAGACACCTTCACGACCAATGTATTCCAACTCTGACTTGATGCCAGCAATTTGTTCTGCTTTAGCACGAGCTAAGGCACTAGGTTCAAGAGAAGGGTTAGAAGCGCCCTGCCAACCGAGTGTACGTCCTAAGTCTTGATCGCCTTCTCTGGCCCAAGATTCCTTTGCGGCTTTATAAAAGACCTGAGCAGTATTAGAACCAGTCAAGAACCCACTAGAACCGTAAGTAGGGGAAGCATTATCAGGTTTTAAATCTGCACTAGAGGCTTCAGCGTTAGAGTGAGTAGTGTATGTATATGCTTTCTGAGGTAGAATCTTAAAACCTTTCTGTGCTAACAAAGTAGACACAGGATTGCTATAAGGATTCAACTCAGCGAATATACCAGGGTAAAAATCGAGTTCTTTATTTAGAATTAAGCCATCTGATGACATATGTTCTATCTCCTATTATTATGTATTAGTCTGTGACGCAAGCTGAATTGCTTGTGCTGCAGATGTGATAGTGTTTCCACCATTATTCATTAGTTGCTGCATTGCTGTAGCTGGTGATGCCTCTTTTGACCCTGACCCTGCCAAAATATTTTCATTAACCTGATGAGTAGTGTTATTCTCCTGCATCAAGCCGTTTCTCTTGAGCATAGTGTCTTGACTAGACTTAGCTTCAAGTAATGCCTTGTTTATTCTGTCGTTAACGATTACGTCATCGTCACCGTCCTTAATTCCTTTATAGAGTTCTGCCTTCAATCCTGTCAAGGTATCTGGGAGAAGTTCTATTTTTTTACCTTCTGTATCAGCAAATCCTTCAACCGCAAGGTTTAACAAGGGATCTAGTTTTGCTTCTAAAGTTCTTAAACGTGCATCTGATTTAAAGCCTTCTAGCTCTGTATCACGTTCTTTAATCATTCTCTTAAATTCGTCATTCGTATCGTCTTGAGTCTTCTGTACACCTAATTTCTCTATTAGTGCGCTAGCGTCTTTAGCATCTATACCTGCTTTGGCTAAAGTGGCTGTAACTTCCTTATACGATAGGTTCTGCTTATTAGCACCTTCTAGCTCGCTCTTGATGGTTAAAAGGTCTGACCCCATTACTCCCTTCTCTTTATTTAAAGAGGTTACAGGCTCTCTGAGAGCTGTCTTCTGTTCGTCTGTGAGGTCTAACTTATCTAATGCAGATAAAAAATTATCCATACTCATATTATACTGTCCTTTTTAAATACCCTTTAATACCGTTTTACTTAGTTGATTTTGTCTGCTCATTCGATTTCTTTGATGAAGACTTGGTCTTATTCTTAGAATCACCTCCTTCGCCTTCATCACCGCCCAATTGTTCAAACGCTCTCGTTGCATCAGCCACTTCTCTAGAATCAAGAACAATCTGTCCTCTGTATGCATCAACTTCTGCTTTAGAGAACTTTGGATGTTCATCTTGCACAAGTTCATGTAATGTCTTAAGATGTGAGTTGAAGTTTATTTGTCTTACTTCAGCGTTGATAATCTCTTCCCCTGGTACGCCACTCTCCTTTGGAAACCTCATAACGAAGTCCAATTCGGGAAACCTTTTCTCCACTGTTGTTCCATGGATAAGAGCATCAAACGAAGCAATAGCAAAAGCCAATCTCTCTTCATTCTCTGCCCATATAATCTGTTGTTCAAGTGCCTTCTGTATACTAGGTGCATAGGCTGTTATAAGCGCAGCACCACTACGTAAGTTACCAATACCCTTTAGGTCACCTGTACTGATTGCAGCAGTACTAGCCACCTTAAACAGTGCTGATTGAAGCTCTAGGGCATGTTCCTTAGAAGCCTCCATCTTACCATCCCAAACAAGAAAACCAAGCTGGTCCATAACCTTCTTAGTCTCATCATCATCCATACTAATTTCCCATACAGTATCACCCTTGCCTATCACCTTACTAAGGTCCACAGAGGACACTAGCTGAGGTCTACCGTGTTTAGCGAAGAAGTACTTGTTATCAGTCATACACTCGTTAAGAGCTGTCTGAAGCTTAAGCATGTCCTGTACACTGTCTATTTGCTGTGGGTTGTTCTTCTGTAGGATAAACTCATCTCTAAGGGTATAACGGTTAACTTCAGCCACTTGTAGCTTCTCATCATGCCATACCCATCTACTATCATTAGTAACGAGTTCCATTACCACTACTGTTCTCTCACCATCTAAATAGTCTGTAAACTGACTTTCCATAACCACTGCAGTAAGCTTACCATAGGGATTAATCATAAAAAAAGTCTCTCTAGGGTCTAGAGGGACAGGATGGGGGTATACGTTATTGCCTAGTTTAGAGCTAGTGCCTACTTGTGAGCCTGTGGTCTTATCCACTGCTATGAGTCTTATACCCTGTTCACCATAGAGAGAAGCTGTACGCTTAGACTCCATCTGTAGGTTATCAATATTAATAAGCTTATTTATCTCTCTAAAACGAGCTTCTGTCTTCTCACTAGGGCCATACTGTCTACCAATCTTATTAGGTCTACCATATAGAAAACGAGTATCAAGGTCCGTTATAAAGCGAACGTAGTTAGTTACAATAGCATTAGCCTTACGGTCAATGAACTGTGTATCATCTTCATTCTTACGCTGTATAAAGTACTTCTCTTGATATGAGTGATAGAAGTCCCAATGCATCTGTGGGTACACGTTATTAAGTGTACGCTGTGCTATTACGTCATTCTGTATCGCTTCTGCAATAGTTAGTACTTGAGCACTAATCTCCTGTGAAACTCCCCCCTTGGAGGGAGCCACTAATGGAGCTAATTTTAAGTTGTCTTCTAGAATCATAGTTATCCGTGAAATTGTGGCCCTGGCCTTGCAAATCCTGCTGTACGTTTTACTAGAGAAGCTAAGAATAAATAAGCTGCAGCATGAAAGTAATGGTCAGCCTTTCCACCATTACCATAGTATGCTCTAATCTCTCCAGTATCGTTCTCTTTCTTTTCCATCCTCTGTAAAGCACACATTTGCTTTAAGAACTGGTTGTCTTGTTTAATCTGCTGGGGAAAGATAAATCTCTTCCGCACTGAGACTGCTTCAATCAAAGCGTCACACGTTTGCGTTCTGTGGTTCTTCACCACTCTAATAGAACCGCCTTTCCCACCAGTATCGGCCCTCGTAAAGTCATACCAGTCAATAGCATTACTAGTGTTATAATCACTTGCAAACCACCTCCTGTGTCCCCTTATAAGCTTCTTTACGGACTGTTCTTCAGGTCGTAAGTCAATTACTAGGGTATCTACACTAAACTTCCTCAGAAGCTCTGGTAGGTCATCAAACGTACATGTGCCATAAGCTATCACATTAAGGTCTTTAACCTCATTGTCTTGATTAGCTATAATGTAATGGCACTTCTTACCGACATCTATTCCTGCAATAGTAGACTCTTTACTGCCAAGGTGATTATTAGTATCACCAATAGCGCAATCCACAAGATCCCCTCTAGAAATCTTAGCGTTAGCTGGACTATAGGGGATACCAAGGTTTGAGTTATAAAACTCTTGCATGTTGTGAGCATCTTCATATTTATCTATTAAGGCATCAAGGTTAGCATGACTTACGAATAACTGACTTATAGCATAAGCATATCGTTGCTTCTTACCCTTACCTTCATTAGTGACTCTCCATTCACCAGGAGCACCATTAGTCTGTGTAAGTTCACCACAATGAGGACACAGAAAACCTGCTTTACCATCCTCACCTCGTATTACACAACTCTCAAAGTTACTTGTCATCACCTCTTGAAGAGGGGAAAACTTATCCTTACACTCACTGCACTCTATGAACCAATGGTGCTGTATAGAAGTACTAAAAGCAGCGTCTATACCAATATCAGGATATGTAGGAGTACTTAATCCTAATATCCACTTATACTTACTATGATTAAACCTAGCTGATACAGTATCTACTGCAGCAATAGGGTCTCCAAACTCATCAAACTCATCCATTACAGCAGCATCAGCAGACCATGAGATTAAATCCCTTCTAGTCTGTGCAGCTCTAAAGTAAATAGGTCTATTATTATATCTAAAGAACCTTAGATTATTACTCTTAAGAAACTTAGCAAACCTAGGGAACTCCATTATTGGTTGAACCCTAGCTTTGATATGATCTCTTAATTGCTCTGTAGCTGGAAACAAGTAACCAATCCCCTGCCAATCAGGTAGATTACGCTCTTGCATCCATAGCATCCAGTTAATAGCGTATTCACTTGCACCACACTGAGATGACTTCATTATGTAAACATGATCACCAGGAACCCAAGTATGTTTAGCTATCTGCTCCATATACTCATGACCCTTAAATGAATAAGGCTTGCCATTAGGTAATAGCGACCTGCTAGTCATCCAAGTGTATAGATCCCTTCGCATGAGGGCTTCAAGTTCTTTAGAGTCTTTCTTCATCTGATACTGGAGCAAGAGGGTCTACCTCTTTTAGTGCTTCCGTTTCCTGTAATTTAAGTCCTGCCTCTTTAAGTTGTTCTTTTGCTTTCTTAGCAATCATCTTATCGACATTCTGACCAGACTTATTAAGTTCCACTACCACCTTCATTAGGTCTGTGAGCACTTTACCTTGGTCTGAAGTAGACTTAGATATAGCGTTCAATGAAGCTGTCCTAGAGTCATTTAACTTAATTAAATGGTCTAAGCGTTTATCAAATATCTCTCTTTGCTCATCACTACAAGTATAATATGCTTCTGCACCTGTAGCACCTATCGCTTTATACGGGTCAGCCATTAACCTAGCACATTGTACTAAGTCTGACTGAGCAAGCTTATTAGTCCTTAGAGTGTCAGTAATGGTTCTTGCACTCTTAGCAAGCATACCCGTAATCTGACTATTTGACACTGCCACTATAGGCATGTCACCGTTCTCTTCTAACCGAGCTATCTCACGGTCTATACGGTCATTGTTATTCTCTGCCCACTCATACTCTGATGAGAGTGCCATAGTAATGTTGTAAGCCTTATACCAATGCTCTACAATCTCTTTATAACTAGGGTATCCTGCACCTACACGCTTAGCATGTAGTATTGCACGTTCATCTAGCTGGTCACTGTTAAGCTTACCCCTAGACCCATTGTTAGCTGTAGTATCTGCACTGGCATTAGTGTACTTACCCCTTGAGTCTGTGACTATAGGGATACTATCTAATATTTCGTCTTCGTTCATCTCGCTGTACCCTTAGACTTCTTCCTAGACCCTCTAGGTGTACTTGCCACGGTCTTTGCACCAGTTCGTGCTGGTGCGCTAGGTTTGTCAAGGTTACTCTTAACGCTAGCAGGTAGTATCTTAGCTGTTCTATCATTCTTCTCCAGTAATGCTAATATGCTGTTCAACACTTGATTAGTGTTAATCTGTACTCCTACTAAGTAATCATCTTGAGCTTCTACTCCATGATTCTTTAGATTGTCGTATTCTGCTTTAGTGTATGTCATATTCAATGCCTGTAGTATTATGTACTAGTATTATACTCTAGTACCTTATACTTTTAATAGATTATTTGATTGTTAGATTCAGAGTATAGCTCCCCAGCAAAATCTACAAAAAAAATATTTGTAAGTTTTGCTGTCTGGAGATCTTAACATGATTATCGTCATGCTGAGTTCATCGCTTTTGATTGATAATCCCTCCGAAGCCCGTACGAGTCACCCATACTTCGGAACCCCCATCAATTAGGGGCAGTTCGCCACTTTGGTTTAAGCGAAGCAAGTCTACTCTCCGCACTCTTAGGTTGTTTTGATATCGCAGCCCCCGTTTGAGATTCTTCAAGCTGCGGATAGTAATTTAGTTACGTATACCTTCTACCATACCAAACGTTCTCCATACTAATCATATACAATTAAAACACCAAAGTCAAGAGAAAAAGTACTTATTTTATGAAATACCTCTTATCTAGACTCAAATAACTCAAAAAAGGTGTTTAGTTACGATTAGACTTGACATTTGGTTAAATTGGTAGTACACTCATATTATGAATGAAAATGACTTACAAGACACCCAGAGCTTCCTTAGAGGTAGCAAAAAAGAGAAACAAGCATTGTTTTTGGAGTACTTAGCGAAGTTCGACAAAGACATAGGCTTTAAGAAGACACACTTTAAACGGTTCTTATTACCAGAAGAGGTAGACAGTGACGCTATATTCGCTATAGAAGAGATGTTCCTTGAAGTGGATAAGATAGTGGCTAGAGCTGAACGTAGAGCAGAGCAGTCTGTAAAGGACTTTAAAGCTCGTATCAGCCTAAGTACCATATTCAACAAGCACTTAATGAAGGAAGCAAGGGATAACAAGCTAGAGAATCAACCTCTCACCCATGCTATTAAGATTGCTTTCAAGGGTTCTAACAAGACTAAGGTGTTCAAGGGTTATGAACTAACCTTCCCTGTGGACGTACCAGAGGACATAGCAGACCCTAACTACCCTCTTCATGCAGAAGAGGAAATGACACACGTAAAGGAGTTAATGGCTACACTGGCTCCTGACAAGGACTCAGACGTCTATAAGGACTTGTGGGACTACTTTGTTGAGCGTATGACATTTCAGGCTATTGGAAGTCTCCCTAGAAATAACGGGGTGTCCAAGCAAGGTGTACAGGATAGGGTTAGACGATATATTAAGAAGATTAAGAAACGATTAAATATGGAGAGAAAATATGGGATACAATAAACTGAAAGCTGGAGATGTGGTAGTTGTTACGAACAGTGAGCAAGATTGGTTATTCGAAGCAACACAGTATAATGCTTTTGGAGTGTTAGGTGTCGTTGAACAAAAGGATGGCCCTTATGACCCAGATGTAGTCTTGGTTACTCACGGTTTTAATGACTCTATAGATTATCAGTTCTTTGTAAAGTATCATGAAGACTGTATTACTAAGATAGGTGAGCTATAATGGAACCAGGTGACGTAGTTGTTATAAACGCCTCTGACAAGAGAGGCTTAGTGTCCATAGAGGCTGGTGCATTAGGTGTTGTTAGAATGTCATATGTAACAAGGGAATTTGTGTTTACAAGTGTAGGAGTGTGCAGATATCACCCTGACACTACAGAGGATTTAAACTGGTGGTTTCTAGAAAGTGAAATTACTAAAATAGGAGTATTATAGTGGAATTATCAAACAAGATAGCATCGGACATTACAATCAACACAAAGTATGCTAAACACCGCAAAGACTTAGACCGTAGAGAAACATGGGATGAGATATGTGACCGTAAAGAAGACTGTCTCATTAAGAAGTACCCTGACTTAGCTGATAAGATTACCAAGGCTATGAAGTTTGAGCGTCAACTTAAGGTGCTAGGTTCAATGCGTATGGCTCAGTTCGCTGGAGTACCAGTAGAGCGTAATCATAGCAGAGTATATAACTGTGCATATCACAGTGCTAAGGATATAGAGTTCTTCTCTAATACAATGTTTCTCCTCCTGGGAGGGAGTGGTGTAGGATACAGTGTTCAGCACCGACATATAGACCAGCTCCCTCCTATACAGGAACCTCTCATGAAGGCAGGTAAGAAGGCTGTACGTAAGTTCCTAGTGTCAGATACAATTGAAGGTTGGGCTGATGCTATTAAGGTGCTAATGAATCACTATCTCAAAGGCACTTATAAACCTAAGTTTGACTTCTCAGACATTAGAGAGAAGGGTATGCCACTTATTACAGCAGGTGGTAAGGCGCCTGGTCCCGAACCTCTTCGCACTTCACTATCCCGTATGCAAGGTGTACTAGATGGTAAGGAAGTAGGTCAGAGACTTAGTTCATGTGAAGTATCAGACTTGTGTTGTTTCATAGCAGATGCAGTATACAGTGGTGGTATCCGTAGAGCAGCTATGATATGCTTGTTTGATATGACAGATGAGGGTATGCTAGGGTACAAGGCAGGTGCCTACTGGGATACTAACCCACATCGTGCTAGAGTGAATGTGAGTGCAGTGGCTATGCGTGAGGGTTATTCAAACTGGATGGATCAAGTGGGTATGGCTGCAGATGAAATTGACTATGCACCTAAGACTACCAAAGAGCAGTACAATGACTTCTGGAAGTTCGTAGAGAACTCTGGCACTGGTGAACCTGGTATCTACTGGACTAATGACCCAGACGTAGGGACTAATCCTTGTTGTTTCACGGGTGAGAACAATTTGCTTACCAGAGATGGTTACAAGCGGTTTGATGAGCTTGAAGGTGAATGTGACCTTGTAGGTATAGATGGCGAAGTTTATAGAGGTGAGGTATGGAAAACAGGAGTTAAAGAAACCGTTAAGGTTAGATTATCAAACAAAAAAACAATAACCTGCACACCTGATCACATATTTATGACCGCTAATGGTTTAAGTTGTCACGCAATAGAGCTGGAAGGTCATAGATTAAAAGTCCCTTATACAATGAATAAAGAGATTTCTGAAGCTACAAAAGCAGGGTTCTTACAAGGGGATGCTGTTCTCACTAGAATGAATAGTAAGTCTCATAGAGGTCTAGAAATAAACATAGGGGAAAATGATAAAGAGATTGCTGATTTATTTGACATACCTTATGAAGAAGGCAAGAGAGCATACTACAGTCTCGAAGCAATGGAGATAGCAAAAAAATATAACCTTCAATCGAAAGTACTTCCCGAAAGAGAAATGCCTGAGACTATACCTGATGACATACTTGGGTTTTTGTGTGGGATGTATTCTGCAAATGGCTCTGTAATTAAAAACCATAGAGTAGCTTATAAAACTACTTGTCGTAGATTAGCTCAACAATTAAGCAATTGGCTTAGTGTATCTTCTATAGACAATTATATAACTACAAACAAGTCTAAAGAAGTTAAGTTCCCAAATGGAACGTACACTTGTAAAGAAAGTTATGATGTCAACATAACAAGATTAGATTCTGTCGTTAAGTTTGCACAGTGCATATCTTTTGTACATCAGTATAAGAGAGATGCTTTGGATGAATTAATAGCTTCAAAATCACCAAAAGTGTTGAGTGTGACCGAGCTATCAGGAGGTGAAGTTGTTTATGATTTCAATATACGGAATGATAACCATTGGGGTGTAGTTGAAGGTGTTGTTGTTCATAACTGTGAGATTGCACTAAAGGATAAGCAGTTCTGTAACCTTACTACCATTAACTTTAGCACTGTAACCTCTCAAGCAGACCTTATAGCTAGAGCTAAGACAGCAAGCTTCCTAGGCACTCTACAAGCTGGTTTCACGGACTTTCACTACTTAGGTGATGAATGGCAGACTAACTGTGAGGAAGAGGCTCTACTAGGTGTTAGTGTAACAGGTATAGCAGATGGTAATAACTATAAGAAGTATGATTGGCCAGCAGTAGCAGAAGCAGTAGTTAAGCGTAATACTGAGACAGCTAAACTCATAGGGATTAACCCTGCTGCACGTACTACTTGCATTAAGCCAGAAGGTACCACTTCACTAGTATGTGGCACTGCATCTGGTATTCACGGTAGACATGCTAAGTACTACTTACGTAGAATGAGGTTTGAGAAGTCAGAACCTATTGCACAGTACCTTATGGAGCATAACCCTGCTATGATAGAACAGGACAAAGCTAAACCTACTGGTGTAATACTAGTACTCCCACAGAAGTCCCCTGACAGGTCCATATACCGCACTGAGGACGTCTTTGACTTACTAGAGCGTGTAAAGTACTTCAGCACTGAATGGGTCCGTAATGGTCACATAGCAGGCTCTAACACACACAACGTATCTTGCACCATTAGTGTAAAGCCTGATGAGTGGAAGAAGGTAGGTGCCTGGATGTGGGCTAATAGAGACTTCTACAATGGGATAGCAGTACTCCCTTATGATGGTGGACAGTATATTCAAGCACCATTTGAAGACTGTACTAAGGAGAAGTATGAAACACTTATGAAGGCACTTAAGAAGGTGGACTTAACTAAGATAGTGGAAACAGATGATAACACAGTAATAGGTGATACAATAGCATGTCAAGGTGGTCAGTGTGAAATCTAAAGGATACTTAAAGAACATGTATGACACAGAAAACATGTTGTCACTTGATATAGCAGTTCCCCTTTATAAAGAAGGAAAGACAGGTCTAACCGTTTGGTTTAACTGTGAAGACCATGTTGATCTTGAGATGCCAGTAACAGAGGGAAACATAGAAAGCATTAAGAAACTTATTTTTAATCTTAACCCTAAGTTATCAATATCTTGTGAATATGACCAGAGTTATGGAATAGAAACCATTGAACAATAAGGAGATAATATGACACAGACATCAGAATACTACACATTCAAAAGACTAAGAGTAGATGAAGACAACCAAATATTCATAGACAAGGACGGTACGCCTGCCTATCACCAATCATCTGTATTCGTATTCGATATACAGGGGTTTCAAGATGGGGTATATAAGACAGGTATCTTAATCACCTCAGATGAGCGTATACCTACTGTAGAGACACGCCTAGTGCATGAGAGGCGTATACAGGAGCTAAAGGATAAGCTTACGGAAAGTGAGAAATTAGATGGAGGGGGAGAGTGAGCTGGTCCTATAAGATGCAAGGGAATCATGTGTGCTCAGAATGTAATAGCTTCCCCATATGCTCTAAGGTGTTTGTAAAGAACGCACAACCAGATACCAATAGCTGCCAATGGGGCGAAGATTACTTTACTAAGAAGGAGAAGAAGGATGAGTAAGTGTATAGATCCAGATTGCACAAGTGGTGTTCAAGTTCTTTTGTCAGGCGACTTTTGTATTTATTGCTTGGCTAGGTTGGCTGAGAAGGAGAGGGGTGATGTGCCAATGGACAAGTCTTTCGGACAATTTGCTTCAACAATAAGAGCTGAAGGTAGAGTAGAGGCTTGGAGTTCTGATAAAGAAGACATGGTTAATCACCCAGAACACTATAAGCATTACCCTATGGAGGTTAAAGATATTATATCACACCTATTAGACTTGTGGAAGAGTGACTTAACACCTTATGAAGCATACTGTCTTGGTAATGAGCTTAAGTACAGATTACGTGCAGGTTTTAAGGATAAAGACAAGGTGCAAGAGGATATTGAGAAAGCATTGTTTTATAACAAAGAAAGACTTGACTCTGACACTGAGTAATGGTACAGTAGTATTAACTAAGGAGATTAGATGAATATATTGAAAGGTGTTGTATTAGGGGGGAGTATTTGTGTATTAGGTATAAGCTTATCAGAAGGATGGGCTTTAAACTGTGCTTTATGGGGGTATTTAGTAGGGTGTCTAGTATGGTCTCCTTGGGGGGGCAACCAATGAGTGAATGGCACAATAAGGTATGGGGTGATGAAAACTGGATAGTAAACAATGAGTTATATTGCTTTAAGGCACTACACCTCACTAGAGACTACAGATGCTCCATGCACCATCACAAGGTGAAGGATGAGACATTCACAGTACACAGTGGTCTTGTTATGCTAGAGCATGATGATAAGGTTACTATTATGGACCCAGGTGATACAGTACGCATTAAACCTTACACTGAGCATAGGTTCACTGGTCTTATGGATAGTATCATATGGGAAGTAAGCACTACTCACATGGATGAGGACAGTTACCGTAGTGAAGTAAGTGGCAAGGTGCCACTACCAGCACCACCAAAGGAGGGGGAATGATGTATTTTTACGAAACTAGAGAAATTTCAACTAAAGAATGGCACGTTATTGAGACTAGATTTGAAGGTGAGCCTGAGTTTATACTTGCTAAATGCTCTGGGCCAGTACCAGCTAGTGACATTGTTAACGCTATGAAAATAGCTCAACGGATTAAAATGACTGAACATGAAATACATAATTCTATTCAAGGAATGGAGCAAGCTTTGAAAACATTTAAGTATGAATTGTCTATAACACCACCAAAGGAGGCTAACTAGATGAACCAATTAGAACAAGAGAAGAAGCTGGTCGCTGAGTTTATGGGGTGGAAAATTGACTCTTATGTTAGAGATGGGGTTTACCATACTGACTTAATAACAAATAGAGGGTCAAGTGATCAAGGGCTTAGGCTTCCCATACAAGAATGGTCTCCACAAAAAGACCGCAACGCTTGGCCTGAGATATGGGATATGATGAATTGGCGAATGATTAAAGAATACGATAAGAATTTAGTTCAAATGCATTATGATAACGCACACCCTACCGCAACAGGTGGGTTTGGAGAGGATACCGAATTAGCTTTAAGGTGGAAATCTCATCGAGCTAAACCAGAAGTATGCTGGCAAGCTTTAATTAAAACATTGGAGGGGGAATAGAATGGATATAGAACATGTAAAACTAAAGTTTGCTTATGATACTATATCTATTATGGAATCTAAGATTAACGGCCTACAATCTGAGATAAGAGACCAAAATAGCAATCTATTCTTAGCAGATGAACAGAATAAAAGCCTACAAGCAGAGAACAAAGCCTTGAAGGAGCATTTGTATAGTTGTTTAAGATGGTTTAAGATGAGGAGAATCTACAAGGCATGGGTATTGAAAAATGATAAAGGTTTAGAAATATTAAAACCAATAATACTCTTACTCGACCTACAAACACCAACCGAACCAAAGGGGGAAGGGTAATGTTTACAATAGAAAAGAAGAAAGTATATGCTGGGTTAATGGGGTACGCTTGGTCAGGCTCTTATTTAACACATGAAAGTAAAGATTGGGTTTATCATTTAAAAGCATGGAACCCAACCGACCACTTCAACGAGATATGGAAGGGGCTTAGTGATGAGCAAATATTGTCAGCGTATCAAATTGTTATCGACGAAGAAGGCTTGCCCAAAGAATATGACACACCAGAGGAAGGGTTTTCTGTAGGTCTTGTTTATGGATGTGGACTAGCGACATCTCCCAAGGGTAAAGAAAAAATTCTCCAAGCCATTTATGAAGTAGTAACACCAACCGAACCAAAGGATATACGATGGAATCAGTAGACTATTACTACAATTTATTAGGCGAAGCTAAAGGAAAAATAGCACACCTACAAGCAGAGAACAAAGCCTTGAAGT